TTAGCCACTTTTTATATACTTTATATGTTAGGAGGAGATAGTATGAGCTTTGATTTATACTTTGCAGGTGTACAAAATATGAATGCCGAACACGCTATGATGAATAGACATTGTTGTAGACTTTATTCACAATTAAGAGATAGAAGTAGGGGGCAATTTTGGTTAGACCACAACAGAGAAAATAGTGGTGATAAAAGGAAGGTATTTGTAGACTCCGGGGCATTTAGTGCCTGGTCTAGGGGTAGAGGAATTGATACAGACGAGTATATAAATTACATTAATGAAAATACAAATGAGTTAACATTGTTTGCCAGTGTGGATAATATACCAGGGGAATTAACAAGAACACCAACACTTAAGGAAAAACAACAATCACCACTGTTATCCTGGGAAAATTATATGTATATGAGAGAACGTGTTATAGACAAGGATAAACTTTTACCAGTTTTCCATATAGGAGAGGATTTTAAATATTTAAGTAATATGTGTAATGTAATATTAGATGGAAAACACATACCATATATAGCCTTGGGTGGTACAGTTGGTATAAGAGATAGAAGCGTAAAAAGTAACTGGTATAAACAATGCTTTAAGGTTATACAGGAAAGTAATAACCCTAATGTAAAGGTACACGCCTTCGGTATGACCAGTTTAAAAATATTAGAAGATTTCCCATTTACAAGTGCCGACAGTACTAGCTGGTTAATGGTAAGTAATAATGGTAATATAATGACTAAGTATGGCGTTGTATGTGTTAGTGACCAATCCGGTGATAAAAATAACCACATAAGCAAGTTGCCACCACACGTGATTGACCGTATAGAACAGGATATTAATAAGTATGGTGTAACATTACAACAGTGTAGGGAAAACTATAAACCTCGTTCAGTGGTGAATGTTAACTATTTACAAGACTGGGCGGATAACTATAAATACAAGGGTAACAATAGATATCAAAAAAGATTATTTTAGGAGGTATATTATGAAGGTAAATACAAGTACATTAAAAAATATGTTAAGTGCAGTAAGTGGATGCAAACCAAGTAAAATATTGGAAATAACTAATTACTATGAGTTAGATTTTAGTGTAGACGGGTTATCACTTAGAGCCACAGACGGTATAAACTTTATAACAGTAAACTATCCAACAAAATGCGAGGAGGAGTTGAATGTAATTGTAAAAGCTGACCAATTTAGTAAATTAATTAATAAGACCACTAAAGATACAGTGGTACTTAAATTAACAGACAATTATTTAGAAGTAAAAGGTAATGGTACTTATAAAGTGGAAATAGTTAGTGATGAAGTTTACCCAACTTTAGGAATAGATGTTGATAAGGAATTTAATATAACTTATACAACTTTAAGTAATGCAATAACTGGTGGTGCTAAAGCTAAAAGTAATGTACCTACTGACGGTGTATTATTTAGTTATTTAGTAAGGGATAGTGAAGTAGTGACTGCGGATGCCATAAAAGTATATAGTACTGAGTTGGACGGTAAAGACTTGGAGGATATAGAACTATTAATACCACCAACTTTAGCAAACTTATTACTATCAATAGACGTGGAGAATATTAAATTTATGGTGGACGAGGATTGCACAACACTAAGAGCAGTGGGACAAAATGTAACTATTACTGGGGCATTACAAGAGGGTGCAGACGAATACCCAGACGTAATACCATTATTAAATAGTGGTTATCCATATACTTGTGAAGTAGATGTTAAAGAAGTTTTACAAGCCTTAGATAGATTAGACTTATTTATAGGGTTATATGATAAAGGTATTATAGACTTGGTATTTAGTGACGTAAATATGACCATAGCAACCTCTAGTAAGTCCGTAGAGGTTGTGCCATACACTAAAGGGATAGATTTACCAGAGCCTTTTATAATAAGCGTAAATAGTGGTTATTTAAAGGACTTATTTAGTGCAGTAGACGAACCTAATGTAAAAATAGAATTTGGTACAGAGGAAACTATTAAGTTATGCACTAGTGATAGTATAATGTTGTTGGCAACTGCCGACGAAGAATAGGAGGTTCCACATGAAACTGAATAAAATAGCCAAAATGGTTAGAGCTGAAAAAAGTAACGAGGTGGCACAGCAGTTTGTAAATGACTTAATATATACAATAGAAAAAGAAAATGAAAGTGATTACATTCCCACAAAGGCTTATAAGCCTAGTGGGATTGCTGGCTGCAAAAGAAGTTTATATTACCAAATGATAGGGGCACAACCAGATGAACAAAGTAATGGTGTTAATTTAGTTGGTATATGTGAAAGTGGTACAGACAGACATGAAGTTTTACAAGATTATATACAACATATGGCAAAATACACTAATAATTGTAAATGGCTTAATGTAGCCAATTATTTACATAACCAAGGGGTTACTGACCCCCAAGTTGTATCCCAGGAGGGCAACGAAACTAAGTTATTCAGCAAAAAATATAACATGAGATTTATGTGTGACGGGTTGGTGCAGTATAAAGGTGAATACTATATAATAGAAATTAAGACTGAAAGTACACACAAATATAACTCCCACGAGGAGCCACACCAAGCACACAAACTACAAGCAGCTTGTTATTCTATGTGTATAGGGGTGCCAAAGGTAATTTTTATTTATGAGAATAGAGATAATTGCAGCAAAAAAGGTTATTTATTTGAAGTGCCACAACAAATGATTGAGAATATAGAAGACACTATACAGTACGTGGATGATTGTGTAAAATTTAATGTGGTGCCACCAAAGGAACCTAAATGCACGTATTGTAATTATAAAAATATTTGTGCTAAGGAGGATATCAATGAACTATGGTAAAAAGTTTGAAAATAATTTTAAAAAGGGTGTTGGTAAAGAACTAGTAAGGTTATACGATACCACTAATGGATATGCAGGGGTGAAAAACCCTTGCGATTTTATTTATTATAAATACCCTTACCAGTACTTATTTGAGTTAAAAAGTGTAAAGGGTGATAGATTTGATTTTAGTAATATAACAGACAACCAAAAGGAACAACTGGATTTTTATAGCCATATAAAAGGTTGCAACCCAATGATAGTGGTGGAGTTTAGAGATTACAAGGAAATATATATGGTGCCTTGGAGTACAATAAAAAGAACAACAGCAAACAATAAACAAAGTTTGACCATACATGATTGTGCAGTAATAGTTAGTGTTTGTAGACTACCGGTGGAATACCAAAGGATTAATTTTAAATTGGATAAAGAGACTTTTGATAGTAGAATATTTTTAATGGCACAATTAAAGGAGTGTGCGGATAATGAGTAAATTGGATATTATAAAAGAGTTTAATAAACAATGTGGTGACATAGTTAATACTGCATTAACTATTAGTGAAAAATATACAAGTACGTTGGACGACTGCATACACGAGGTTAAGGAACTATTACAAAATACCTCCACACTAAGTAATGATGACCTGGAAAAATATATAGCATTATTACCCGTTTTAATGTATGAATTAATACACAAAATGCAAGTATTAGGTGTTAGGGTGGATGCAGCAAAAACACAAAAGAAAACACGTTTTAACACTGCGTATATGCACAGTGACGAATGCACAGTGGCAGCAAAAACAAGTGACGCACAATTAATGGTGGAGGAAGAACAGTTTATAGAGGACATATATATTAGAGTATACAAACAATGTGAGAAAAAATTAGACATAGCAGATATGCTGCACAGTAGTTTGAAAAAATTAATGAATTTAAGACTTAATGAATTTAATGTTACTAGAAATAATATGTTATCCAATGGGAGGGATTATTAATGGCTAATAAAAAAGTAAAAGTAAGATTATTGGAAGGTGGTAAAGCACCACAAAGTAAAAATGGAAATTGGTATGACTGCTATGTCCGTGCAGCAAGTGTAAATGGTGTAGAACCTACTGGTAATGTAATAAGATTTGCACCAGGTGATATAATAGTGGTTAATTTAGGATTTTCAATGGACATGGGAAAAGGTTATGAAGGGTATATATTACCACGTAGTAGTACTTTTAAAAATACAGGATTACTGCTTACTAATAGTATGGGATTAGTGGATGATACGTATTGTGGTGATAATGATGAGTGGTTAGCAATGTTTTATAGTACTAGATATGGGGCATTTAAAAAAGGTGATAGGTTAGTACAAATAAGTGTTAAAAAAAGTACTCCTTTAGATATAGAGGAGGTAGAGGAGCTTGGCAACCCAGATAGAGGCGGTTATGGAACTACGAATAGATAATTAATATATAAATAAAGAGAAGTGGGTGGTTAGTAAATCACCCACTTTTTCTATACTATATATGTAAAACAAATAAATAAAAAGGAGTGGTATATATGAGTAAACCGATGGATATGGGAATTAAACAAGCTAAAATGACTATGAGTAAAGGAATAGGAGGCCCTTTTGGTGCCACTATAGTGAATAGTAAAACTGGAGAAATAATTTGTGTAGATAGTAATCACGTATTAGGTAATAATGACCCAACTGCACACGCTGAAATATGTGCAATAAGAACAGCGTGTAAAATATTAGGTACTTTTGATTTAACAGGTTACACACTATACGCAACAGGTTATCCTTGTCCAATGTGTATGGCAGCAATAATATGGAGTAACTTGGATAAAGTAATATATGCCGGTGACGTAAAGGATGCTGAAGAAATAGGTTTTAGAGATGATTTTATATATGACTTTATAAAGGATGGATGTAAGGATAGTAAAGTGGTGCCAGTAGTACACGACCCAAAAGCTAGGGACAAAGTAAAACAATTATATAAAGAATACCAAGAAACTAATAAGGAGATGTATTAGTATGAGAGAAATAGATTTAAAAATGGCTGCATTAAATAAAAAATTTGGTGCAAATATAATACAACAAGGAACTGATATTATAGAAGTTGATAAAATACCATTTAGTTCACCAATGGCAAACTACATGACCTACGGAGGAATACCAATTGGAAAAATTACTGAGTTCTTTGGTGGCGAGGGTGGGGGTAAAACAACCTCCGCCCTTGATATTTGTGCTAATGCACAAATGAAATTCCAAGAGGCTTATGATAAAAAAGTTGCACAATTAACACAACAACTTGAACTGTTGCAGCAAACTAATACAAAACAAGCCCAAAAGGATATTAAAAAATTAAGTGAACAACTGGAGGAAGTGCAGGAAAAGGGCGAAAAATTGGTATTATATGTAGACACAGAACAAACTTTGGATACTGAATGGGCTAAGTTATTAGGAGTAAATACAGAAAAAATGATACTAGTAAGACCACAGGAACAAACTGCTGAACAAGTATTACAAATAATAATTGAATTAATTAGTACTGGTAATGTAGGCTTATGTGTATTAGATAGTATACCTTGTTTGGTGCCACAACAAATATTTGACGAGAGTATGGAAAAGAAAGCCTATGGAGGTATATCCCAACCATTGACTGTATTTTGCAGTAAAATTTTACCACACCTTACAGTTAATCAATGTGCCTTTATAGGTATTAACCAAATACGTGAAGACTTAAGTAGTATGTATAGTACTATAAGTACTCCTGGTGGCAAAGGTTGGAAACATGCGTGCAGTTTAAGAATACGTTTTAGAAAAGATACATTACTGGACGAAAATAATAAAGAGTTAAGCAGTAAAGCTGAAAACCCAGCCGGGAATAGAGTTGGTATGGAAATAATAAAAACTAAGGTATGCAAACCAAATAGACGACTAGGTTACTACACACTAAAATATTTAGAGGGTGTAGATACTCTATATGATATGTTAAATGTGTGTATGTATTATAAAATAGTGCAACAAGCCGGTTCTTGGTATAGGGTAATAGACGAGCAAGGTAATATAGTATTGGATAGAGAAGGTAATGAGTTAAATTTTCAAGGTATCACAAGATTTTTAAATTATTTACACGAACACGGGGACGTGGTGCAACAATTATTGAATAGACTTAATGGGGTGATGTTGGATGAGTAGTTATGGTAATAAGTGCCAGGAAATAGTTATGCGATATAAAAACGGGGATAAGGAAGCAATAAACGAATTACCCCAACATATAGATAATATGGTATATTCTTTATTAAAACCCTATAAATTATATAATGATAGAGACGAGCTGTACCAAGTTGCATGGCAATGTATAATGAAGTGTGTAGACCATTATGACCCGTCTTATGGCACATTATTTACCACTTTTGCTTATCCATCAATAAAAAGAGAACTAAGACAGTACAGGAACAGAATGGATAAACATAATAGATACACCACTGACGGGGAGCAAAATATTTACAAAATATTATCAATTGACGGGTATATACAGTTAAAACATTGTGGACACACTAGATATACGTCTTTGGAAAATTATTTGGAGAGTAAAGAGGACGTGGAAACTAGTGCCTTGGTACACGAGCTAAAGGAAATTATTGCACAGGAATTGAAAAATGTTAAAAATGATAAACAACGTGCCATAATAGCTGATTACTTGTATGGTATAAAGGGTACATACATAGCATATGAATACAGTGTATCACCTGCATACGTATCCCGTGTGGTGAAAGACTTTTTTAAAAAAGTTAAAGAACAAGTTAGTAAATAAGTAACACCTCCTATACTTTATATGGGAGGTGTTTTTAAATGAGTACGAGAAGTAAAAGTGATGAACAGGAACAATATGTGGCAAACTACTTGGATGGAGAAGTTACACCAAATAGTGGTGCAGGGCATACTAAAAAGGGTGATGTATTAGTGGATAAATTTTACCTAGTGGAATGTAAAACTAAAATGCAACCCACAACACAATTTACAATAAAAAAAGAATGGTTAACAAAATTACAAGGACAGTCCTTAGCAATGCACCGACCATATACTGCACTTGTATTTGACTTCGGTAAGGTGGGAGAGGAGTATGCAGTAATACCCTTACAAGATTTAAAAGATTATATTGAAAAATTGAAGGAGGAATTATAATGGAGGAGTGGAAACCATTTATTATTGAAGGTCGTATATATTATGTAAGTAATAAGGGGCATATAAAAAATAAGTATAATAAAATATTACACACTAATATTACTAACCACGGATATATGGAAATACGTTTATGTGTTAACTATAAATGCTATTATAAAAGAGTACACCGTTTGGTGGCGGAAGCGTTTTTACCCAACCCCAATAATTATCCTTGTGTTAATCATATAAATGGTAATAAATTGGATAATAATGTGAGTAATTTAGAATGGTGTACAGTAGCACATAATACACAACATTCATATAAACATGGATATCAACGAGGTAAAAGTGGTAATTGTAAATTAACAGATGACCAGGTTATTTTAATTAGACGCCTTAGATTAGCTGGATTAAGTAGATTTGAAGTGTGTAATTTATTTGCAGAAATAAAGGAAAGTACTATAATAAGTTGTTATTATTATGAAACTTATAAACATATACAAAGGGAGGATATATTATATGATGAATTTAGCTGTTAAATATAGACCACAACATTTTGAGGATGTAGTGTGCCAAGATAATGTAAAAAAGGTATTAAGTAACCAATTACAAACTGGTGAGATAAAACAAGCGTATTTATTTTGCGGTTCAAGTGGTACAGGTAAAACTACCAGTGCTAGGATATTTGCAAGTGATGTAAATGGTGGTAAAGGTAAACCTATTGAAATAGATGGTGCCAGTAACAATGGTGTTGATAATATACGTAGTATAATTGATGATTGTAGAATGAAGAGCCTGGATAGTAAATACAAGGTATATATAATAGACGAGGTGCACATGTTAAGCATTGGAGCATTTAATGCACTATTAAAGGTATTAGAAGAACCACCAAAAGGTGTTATATTTATTCTTTGCACCACTGACCCCCACAAAATACCAGCCACTATATTAAGTAGGTTGCAACGTTTTGACTTTAAACGTATACCACAATTTGATATAGTACAAAGGTTAAAATATATATTAGACAAGGAAAACAAAGAACGAGTAAAGTTATGTGGTGGCAGCAAGGACGCAGTAGAAGATATAGAATGGGCTAAAAAGGAAGGTATAGACATAATTGAATATGATATAGAGGCACTAGAATATATAGCTAAGTTAGCCGACGGTGGAATGAGAGATGCCATAATGAAGTTAGATACAGTAATAGGTTACACAAATAACATAACATTACAAGCAGTATTAGATTGTTTGGGGATTACTAACTACGAACATTTAGTGACAATAGTACAGGGTATTATAAATAAGCAACCAGACGAACCAATACAAATAATAGACAAAATATACAGGGATGGCAAAGATTTAAAATTATTTGTAAAGGACTTAAATAAATTTGTATTAGACTTATGTAAGCTAAGTATAACACGTAATAAAGAGCTAACAATGATACCAACAGACATAATGCGTAAATGTATCCATATAGCAACTAATACCCCAAAATATCAATTGGTTGATATATTGGATGCCATAAATAATTTATTAGATAAAATAAAATATGAGCAAAACCCTAAAAATTTAATTGAGAGTGAGTTGATTATTCTATGTCTAAAATAATAGGGCAAACTAAATTACAAGCTAAATTGAATGGTCAACCTATACCCCACTTTTTTATATTGTGGGGTGATAGGGGTGCAGGAAAATATTTAATGAGTAAACAAATAGCCAGTAATAACCATTACAATTATGTATTAGTGGAAAATAATATTGATGGTGTTAGGGAATTAATAGAGAATTGTACTGCAATATCAACACCAACACTATTTTATATTAAGGGTGATAACTTATCCATTCCTGCACAAAATGCCTTACTTAAGTTAGTAGAAGAACCACCTAGTAAGGGTTATATAATGATTGGTGTAAGAAATATTGATAACTTATTAGCTACAATACGTAGTAGAGCCAAACTACTTATAATGGACAATTATAGTGTACACGAGTTAAATGATGTATTTGACTTATATGACCTGGGTGAAGTGCCAAGGGATATATTGTGTAAAGTGGCAACAACACCGGGTCAAATGTTGGAATATGTTAATAAGGATTTTATAAATATGTACCAATACGCATTGAAGGTATATAACAATATATTGAAGGTCAGCACAGGTAATGCCTTTAAGATATGTAATCCAATAGGTTTTAAGGACGACGACGGTTATCCAGTGGAACTATTTTTAGAACTATTTAAACAGGTGGTAATAGACGAGCAAAAACATAGCAGCTATGTAGATTATAAAATGATTGAATATACTAGTTCTGCACTATGGGACTTAAGGATAAGAGGAGCAAATAAACCACTAATATTTGATATATGGGTTTTAAATATTAGAACTTTAAGATAGGAGGGTATATATGGACAAGGAATTTTTAAAAGTATTAAAACAAATTAGTAATAGACTATGGTGGATAATGTTTTGGTTATTTGTAATTGCTATATGCCATAAATAGGAGGGATGTATATGTTACCACTAAAAAATGATGCTAGGGAAATTAAGAAGTTTGCCAAACAATTTGCAGAGGCTTATAAAGATTGTTTTGCTTGGTATAGTGAAGAAAAATATGTCCGTGGTTTTGCCACTAGACATTTTGAAACAGTTTGTGCCATAAACGAGGACGAGAATGACATAAAAATAAGTAAGAAAAATAAAAAATTATTTGTAGACGTATTTAGTGAAATTACCTTAAATAATATACTATATATGAAGGAACAACACAACCAAAAGGAAAAACAGGACATAAAAAAACATGGAGTAAAAAGAAAGAAAACAAAAGGAGGAAAATAGTATGGTAATATTTAATTTTATTGTGTTAATAGGTGCAATGAGTATAGTAATTGATTGGATTACACAAACAATAGGTGATAGAGATATTGACGGGTTAAGTGCCATAGTGATTGCAATAGCTATATGGTATTTAATCCAAATGGTGGGAGGAATTAAATTATGTTAGATTTACTAGATTTACAAACACAAATAAGGGAAGGTAAGTTACTTCCCTTTTATATTTTTACAGGGGAAGAAATTGAGCTGCAAAATATATATCTAAAACAAATGGGTAATGTAATAAGAATAGATAAGGTTGCAGACGTGTATAATAAAATAACAAGTAAACTAATAAGTACTAATAAGTTTGCAGTATACGTAGTTAGGGACGATATGGAGTTTATAAAAAGTGAAAAAACGTGGAGTAATATAAGTAATAAAATTAGAAATGCAGTGTTAGTGGTGCAGATTACAACACCAAGTAAATGTAGGAAATTTATAAAAGAATTAAATGATTGTGCAGTAGAATTTAACCATATGACAACAGGACAACTTATTACTGCAATAACAGGACAAATAGGTGGCAGCCAGGCAATATTAAAATACTTTATAGAGGCTTGTAATAATGATTTAAACACTATATATAACTATATTGATATATTCCATAGGTTAGGATATTCAAGTGTTACAAAAGAATTAGTTGACCAATATATAACACCAAAAGAAGAAGTAACTGTATTCCAGTTAGCGGATGCCATAATGAAAAAGGATGCACAATTAACATTTAAGTTATTAGACCAGTTATTAGAGGATAAAAATAATGTAATGGGTATTATATATGCCATATACTCCCAACTGCATAAATGTGTATTAGTAGAAGGGTATAGAGGGGAAAAAGATATATCTAAAGTAACTGGTATTAATGGTTGGATATGTAATAATATACTACGATATAACCGTATAGAACCCCCTAAATTACTTGCTGCACTACGTTTGGTACAGAAGTATGATAAGGGTATTAAAACGGGTAAATATGACGGTGTGGTAGCTTGTTACAGTTTAATAGTAGAAATATTAAGTAGCTGTTAGTAAAACAGCTACTTTTTTTATACTTTATATAGGAGTAAATATTTACCAAGGGGTGTGATTGATAAATGGGATTAGATATTCAAATTACAAGGGAAGATAAAGTTACATTGGATAATGATAGGGGGTGGAAAAAAGGAAAGGTAGTGGAAAAAGTAGTTCGCTCCGCAATGGCACAATTAAATATGCCATTTATACCATACACCGAATTACCTGACCAAATAAAACAAGGTGATTATGTGGTGCAGGCTTACGGTGGTGAATTAAAGGATACGGAAGTAAAATCCATTAGTGGTTATAATGGTATTGATAAATTGTATATGGATATATTCTATTATAATTTGCAGGGCAACGGGGTTAAGGCTTATAAACAACTTAAAAGTACAGGACATGAATTTGGTTGGCTATATACCTGCAATGCTGAATGGCTAATAGGGTATAATTATAGAAGTGGTAATATGTATATTATAAAAAACTTCCAACACCTAAAAGAGCAAGTACGCCACAATGTTATACTAAGCTGTTATGGTGATAAAGTAAGAGCAGTGGAGGGTTTAGAACAACGTATTACACGTAAACTCAATCCCTGGATGAATTGGTACATAAATAAAAATGATAAAAGTAAGCAAACACTAACAGTTACTTTAGACTTAACAATGCAGGCTTTTGTGACACTTGGTATTGATTGCCAAATAATAAAAATAAATTTAATTGTTAGTTAGTAAATTATAACAAGTTTATATACTTTATATGTAGGAGATGATGGTAATGAAAATAAATAAAGAATTTGAAATTACTACTGACAAGGATAAAAATTATGTACTAATACAAACTTATAAGACTAAGGTTGGCACATATACAACAAAGGAAAGATATTACCCAACACTAGAAAAAGCGTTGTGTGATTGTTTAAAACTAGGTATACTGCAAACTGAATTAAAAGATTTAAAAACTGTATTAGATACCCTAAATAAACTGGAAAAGGATATTAAAAAGAGTTTAAAGGAGGGAAAATAAATGACTAGACGTAAATGTAAAAAATGTAATGGTGATGTACAATATTGTAAAATGGGTAGAGGTAGCTACAGTTTAATATTTTTCTTAACTGGTGGATGTATGATGTGGATACCAATACTAGGTTGGATTGCTGCACCAATATGTTTTATACTAGCAATATTAATGTTATTAGTTCCAACTCACTATTTTGTAAAATGTGTTAGATGTGGTGAAGTGGTAAATATAACAAAAGAAGAATACGAGGAGGTAATGAGATAATGTTTGGTGAAAAACAATTTGAAGTAACTTTAGTTAATAAAGAAGAGGTGGCACAATTTATAACAAAACACGGTGAATTTGCTTGTGTGTGTTATGATACACCAAAAGAACAGGCGGAAAAAGTAGGATTACATTGTTTAAAGAGTGGACATTTAAGTGGTAGCAGACATTTATACTTTGTATTTGACTTAAAAAGAGTGCCACGTTTTACAATAGACCAGTTAGTAAGACACGAGGTAGGCGTGGTAAAAAATGTACAAAGTTTACGTTATGTAACTAAGAATAGAATGGACGTATATATAGCACCAGAAATAAGAAAAAACCCATTACTAGTTAGAGAACATTATTTAAGTGAAGAGTATGCAGCAACATCTTACCAACTAACAATTGACAAGATGAAACAAGCTGGTATTAATAAAGAACGTGCCAACGAAATTGCAAGGACTTTTATACCAATAGGAATTGCAAGTGCATGTAGTTTTGCAGTAAATATAGAAGGTCTTATACATTTAGCAAATGTAAGATTATGCAATAGAGCTGAATTACCAATACATTATTTAGTACAACAAATGGTAAAAGAAGTAGTTGCAGTTGAACCAAGATACAAAGAGTTTTTAGTACCACAATGTAAAAAACTAGGGTATTGCCCGGAAATGAAAGGGTGTGGATTGTATGAGCCGAAGAAAAAGTAAAAGTGACAGAGAATTAGTGGCAGACTTGACAGACAGAGTTAAATTATTTTGTGATAGTATGTATGACGGTAAAACTAGGGGCTGCAAAGACTGCCCCCTAGCACAATACGACACTGCGGACTGTAGGTTGGCATATATGCAATATATATTAAGTAAAGGAGGTATGAAGGATGAATAATACAACAGTGGCAAACTTAGCTACTATAGGTGGAATTACAATAGCTACTATAATAGCTGGATTTTCATTCCCAGTAAGTTTGGGAATTATTGGAGCAACTACAATAGGATGTGCATATTTAACATATAAGGAGGGTAAATAAATGGACGAATATTATTACACTAATGAACAAATAGAATGCAGGGTCTTAGCACCCTGCAATATAGAACGACTAAAAGAACATAGACAATGTGAATTCTGCCACCTATGCTTTGACTGCATTGTATATAAAGATAGAAATAAAATAAATTTGTGTCAGTTCTTGGACAATTATTTAAAGGAGGTATAAATATGAGTAATAAAGATTTTGATTTAAAAACTTATTTAGAAAATATTATAGAAAGTGACCCCAAAACAATTGTGTTAAAAGCTGAAGCTATTAGTGAATTAGGATATATAAGTGCATTGTTGCAAGAGAAAACTGGTTTCTTCCTTATATTGCTAGAAGGTAAACCATTAATGTATACTCCACCAACTGAATTTGCTATTTGGGTTGACGACTTTGAGAAAACATATCAAATTGATGTACCTAATGAATTAACTAAAAATGAAGTAATTGCATTATATGAAGAATTAGAAGACTTAGAAGACATCTATGATATGAAGTTAATGTAATATGATTATAAATAACTATTTAAAGGAGGAAAAATAGTATGATACAATTAATGGGATGTTTATTAGGGTTAGCAGCAATACTTTGGTTAGTAGTTATGGTATTATTATGTGTGGAGGATAAAGACGATGATAATTAAAGTGTTAATATTTGGTGTTGTTGGTGAGTTATTGTTAGGACTTATATATTTTTATATAGTATCAAAGGGAGGTAAATAGTATGGAATATAAAATAGGTGATGTTGTTAAAATAAAAGACAACTTACAAGAAGGTGAAAAATATGGGGGATGTAATGTTATAAATGACATGTTACCATTTAGAGGAACAATTGATATTATAGAATATATAGATGGAGAGGGTGATTACTATTTAGCAAATGATAATAACCCTTATGTATGGAATAAAGATATGTTAGAACCGGCACTAACAGTAAAACAAACTAAAATGGATAGATTGGATATATACCAATATATATTAAACAACTTAGAGGAAACTTATAAAAATAAAAATAATGATTATGGTAATAGTGTTGCAGACACATATAAAAAATTTGGTGATTTGTCCTTCTTAGTAAGGATTACAGACAAATATAATAGACTATTAACATTGTGCAATCCAAACAACGAACAAAAAGTAAAGGACGAGAAAATAGATGACACTATATTAGACTTAGCAAATTACTGCTTACTATGGTTGGTGGAAAAAGAGTATAAAAACCAAGGAGGTAAGTAAAGTGAATAAAACTACCCTTATTATAGCTGTTATAGATATAGGAATAGGAATAATAGAGTTAATGTGTGGCGAAATACTATTAGGTATGGGAATGATAATATTAGGATTTCTTTTAGTACTTATGGAGGTGTAAAATATGGTACAGGATTATAGCAAATACAGTCCCACATAAAAATGTGGGATTTTTTTTATTTTTTTTTCAAAAAACACTTGACTAATTATATAGGTGACAGTATAATTAAAGTATAAATAAAGTTAATAAGGGGATGGGGGATATGTTAGATATAAACTTTGGTAAAATGGAATTGTTGCACAGTTACCAAAAGCATGGACTTAATAAAACTAAAATATTAGAAGCATTAGAAACTGGTATTAAAGACATAGTGCCAGGTAAACAAAGTCACAAATTAATTTACACAATGAATTATACAACAATAGTAATAGACAAAGATGATAATTTCTTAACTGCTTACAAAACAAGTGAGCAGCAATACAATACTAAAAAAATAAAAAGTTTAAATGGAGGTAAGTAATATGATGAAAAAATTAATGAGTTTAGGATTAGTAGGTATTTTAAGTGCAAGTTTAATGGTTGGATGTAATAACAATAACAACGATAAAGACGACACAGTAACAATTAAATACGTGGACGACCAAGGTAATGTTAAAAGAGAAAAAGTAACTAAAGACGAAGCAAAACAAATAGAGCAAAAACAACAACAAACTACCGACACCACTAAAAAAGAACAACCTAAAAAACAAACTACAAAAGACGAAGACGAAATGACCGACGACGAAATGCAACAAAAAGGATTAATTAAGAAAAATGGTGGACATTTAGAAGACGAAGCTAAAAAACAAGAAAAAATACATGAACAAGAAGACCAAGAACAACAAGAACAACAAGGTAAATATCCTATTTGCTATGATGAAGATGGCACACAAATAAATGACGAATATGGTAACTATACACCTGAATACGAACATAAAAAAGAAGAACAAGAAAAACACCAACAATATTATGATGAAGACGAAGATTACCCAAATAAAGACGTACATGATAGCTGCATAGACCCTGACGATACAACTAATACAGACAGTAATGTAGAAGAAACACCAAGTGAGCCTGCACAATAAAAAAATTAAATAATTTTTAAGAGTGGTTAGTAAACCACTCTTTTTTTATATACTATATATGTAAGATAAATAAAGTAAACACGGGAGGTACAATATATGATTAAAGTTAAAAGTAAATTAAAACCAATTAATGGCAAAGTTCAGGCATTTGTAAAATTAAAGGTAACACCACACCAAGAACCATTAGTATCTCAATATGAATTAGTAGCCTTATTAATGGGTTACAGGGATGTAGTCTTAAAAGACTATACAGACTTTGCAGCAATACAACACATAAAGGATGCAGTAGAAGCAATGGAAAAAGAACTAAATAGTAAGGAGGCTAAATAGTGAAGTATACAGTAAGAGTAGTAAATAAAGAGAATGGTATGAATTGTTTAATATATAGACATGCTACAATAGAAGAATTAAAATACATATTATTAAGTTTAGAAAATTTGGATATAAATAAATATTTTATTGATATTAAAAATGAGGAGGAGAAATAATATGATTGAAGTAAAAAGAACTAAAAACGGAACTGTAAAAACAAGAGTTAAAGGAGAAGTAGAAGATGTATTGGAGCAATTATTAAATGCCACAATAAGTATAATAATGACATTAGTAGAAAGGGGTAATATAGATAAAGAACATATAAATGATTTTATAGACGAATTTGCACAACAAGTAAAAAATAATTTAAATAATTAAGGAGGGCTATATATGATTAAAATAATAGTGGATACTAAAAATGGAGTACAAATAGTAAAGGAAGGTGCAATAGTAAGAGGTACATTAAAAGATTTATTATATGAATTAACTGCACTACAATCTACGCTAGTAAATAGTATAGTGGAGCAAAATAAAGAAAACTTACAACCAGGTGTTGATGCATTAACTGCTAAGTTTAATATGATAGACACAATAGCACAAACAACAAAAATAGCGGTAGAAAGTGACCATAAATATACTGACAACCCAGCAACAACAGTGCAACACATAAAACCACTACAAGAGGAGCCAAAAGAGGAGGCGGAAGAAATAACTGTAAATGATATTATAAAAGGAGGATTAGGTATAGATATGGATAAATTAACTTGGGAAATATATGCCACTAATGAATTAATAGAAAAATGGTGGCCTATAATGAATGACCACGTAATGAGCGACATAGAAATGAAACAACTTAAAAAAGAAGCTAAGGATGCAGGAATAGACATGGACGACTTATTAAACGCAATGATAGATAAAAGAAGTAAGGAGATGGAATAATATGATTAAAAGTAAAGATGGAGAAGTAATATTAGATGGTAGTGGTGAAGACTTATTAATAGAAGCAACAAGTATAGTAATAAACGTAATACAAGCATTATTAGAGGAAGATTGTATAGAAGCAAAGGATGTACCTAAAATTATTAATAATCTTACACAATTAATTACTGAACATACACTACCAAATAATAATGAATACAACTAAATATTAACTAAATAGGGTGATTAATAGTACATTAATTACCCTTTTTTAATACAAATAACACAATAAACCTATATAATTAAGTCCCAAATAACTTTTAATTGTACTAAAATAAGGATTAAAATACTAATTCTTACATTAATAATTAGCTGCAACAACTAATATAAATTTGTGATAGGAGGTTATCCATATGAAAAAAGTATTTGCGAAGAAATATATGGTAGTATTCCAAAGAGAGGAACATGATGAATTTGTAGTATATAATACCAAGAAGGAGTGGGAAGAAGGACATACACATATTCACAGCTACAAACAAGCAATGTATTTAGTTGACTGCATATTGAATAACAAAATACCAAAGAAGGTAAATAAATACTTTTTAGTAAGCCTTGTAAGACTAAGTAATAGTAAGAAATACAGAGAGCAAATACAAAGAAGAATAGACGGTGAAGTGGAGTTAGAACACTACCACAACACACCAAAACATTTTAGAAAGTAGGTGATTAAATGGCTAGGAAGGCAAAACTAACAGGAGATGAAGTAGACCAATTATTTTTAGATTATTGTGCCAACATGACTCACAAGCAATTATGTGATAAGTGGAATATTAGTAACAGTACATTAACTAAGCTAATACACAACGAAGGTTGGGCGGAAAAGAGAAAAGCTACAAAACAATTAGCCTTGGATAAATGCCAGGCAGTGTATGTAGATGCCAATAAAGAGTTAGTAGATAGATATTACCAAGCAGGGTACAAATTACTTTGTTTATGGGAACAATCAATGGTAGACAATAGTAGCAGTATATTAGACAAAGAAGGAAAGATATCCCACTTTAAGTTGGCACAAGCAATACAAAATATGGTGGCAATTAAGACATTTTTAGATGAATGTACTGGCACAATACCATTTAAAGAAGCTATGGAGCTTAAAATGAAATACGAACAAATGGAACTTAAAAAAGCTATTGCAGGACTTGGTGGTGATGAAAGCGTACAAGACGACTTTGTAGCAATATTAGCTGATTCATTAAAACGTATCAACGAGGGTGATGACTATGAGTAAACTAAATAAAGTGGTACCCTTTGGTTGGAAACCATTTAGCCCCAAACAAATACAAGTATTGTCTTGGTGGTTAGACCCACGTTATAAAAACAATACTGCACTAATATGTGATGGAGCTGTACGTAGTGGGAAAACAGTTTGTATGAGTTTCAGCTATATAAACTGGGCTACAGAGAGATTTAATGGTATGAACTTTGCATTGTGTGGTAAAACAATAGCGTCATGTAGACGTAATGTTGTGCAGCCACTAAAACAAATGCTAATGAGTAGAGGTTATGTAGTACATGACAATAGAAGTGAAAACTTATTAACTATTAGCAGAACATGGAAAACTAAGCAAGGTAATATAAGGAAAGCCATAAACTATTTTTATATATTTGGTGGAAAGGACGAAAGTTCACAAGACTTAATACAAGGAATAACTTTAGCTGGTGTATTCTTTGATGAAGTGGCACTTATGCCACAATCTTTTGTCAACCAAGCCACAGCACGTTGTTCTGTAACTGGAGCTAAGTTCTGGTTCAACTGCAACCCCGACAGTCCTTTCCACTGGTTCAACCAAGAGTGGATTCAAAAGTGTGGTGAGCGTAATGCTTTACATATACACTTTACAATGGAGGACAATTTAAGTTTAAGCCAAGAGGTAATAGAAAGATACAAGTCAATGTACAGTGGTGTATTCTATAAGAGATTTATATTAGGGTTATGGGTAATGGCCGACGGTGTTATATATCCAATGTTTGACCCTGATAGACATGCAAAGAAGCTAAGTCTTAACTGGACGAGAATATTTATTAGTGCAGACTTTGGTATTCAAAATGCCACAACCTTTGGCATATTTGGTTATTATGCCCCTACAAAAAGATACCATGAAATAGCTAGTTACTATCACAATGGTAGAAAAGAGGGGCAAAAAACTGTTGCTGAGTACGTGACAGATTTAATTGCATTTATACAAGAAAACAATGTAATGCCGGAGTACATAACAATTGACCCAAGTGCTGCACCACTAATAGTGGAGGTAAAGAAGAATAAGTTCTTCCAAAGACATAATATAAAAGTAGTGCCAGCTAAAAACAATGTGGAATTAGGAATTCAGCTAGTCAGCTACCTATTAAACCAAGATAAGTTTACACTAGACCCAAGTTGTAGAAGTGATATAGAAGAGTTTGGCTCATATTGCTGGGACGAAGATAAACTGGACAAAGGCGTGGAGGAAATACTAAAAATGAATGACCATGCTATGGATAAAATACGTTATGCAGTAATGACTGACAGTATTAATTATAGAACATTAGATGATGCACTAAGAGTATTAAGTGGTAAAGGTGCCATATATTAAAAGGAGGATGATATAAATGAGTTTGTATAACAGTATAGATAGAGCTTTGGTAGGGTTATACAGTACAGACAGACGATTCTTAGAAGAATTGCAGCAAGTAAAAACCTACTATGAATTCTATGAAGGTAGACCTGAACAATTAGAAGACGACTTAGAGGATGGAACTGGACAACTATGGGCAGTAAAAGACAGAGATTATAGACCCACAAGAGAAATACGTAACTTAACTAAAAAGCTACTTAAAAAGCAAGGTAGATTTATGACTAGTGTGCCACCTACTATAGTAGTTAAAAGTGTGGATGGTACAGACCCAACACTAGTGGACGATAAACGTATTGCATATGAAAAAATATTAGAGGATGGAAAGTTTTGGAATAAATTTAGTAAAGCCTTTATGGATTGTGTTATAGGTAAGCGTGTATTATTAGCATTGATGTTGGATGTGGATGACTATGGCAACCCAATAGACAATGCACCAATTAAATTTAGATTTTATACAATGCCAGAATTCCTATATGAATATGACCCAAACGACTGTGACAAATTAATAAAAGTGCAAATAGCTTACCAAGATGAAAGTACAGTGGGTAAACTACAAAACGAACAAAGATGGCATAAATGGATATATGAAATGCGAGGTGAAGAGTGTTGGTGTACATATATGGTAGTGGATGGTACTAACACAATAGCCTATGCAGAAGTACCAAACATATTAAATAGTAGTATTGCAGGGGAAGAACAAGACGAACAACAAATGCACCAGGTAGAAATACGTAGTGAATGGAATACTGGATTAAGCTGCATACCTTGTACTGTTGTATTTAATGACGGACTTACAGGTGATATTAGAGGACGTAGTGATGTAAAAGACTTAATGGATATGCAAATGGATTATAACAAAACTGTTAGTGATTATAGAGATAGTTTACGTTTTGCAATGTTTGACCAAACAGCCTTTATAGATGCCGACAGTGCCTCTATAGAAGGTGTTGTTATTGCACCAGGTTCTATATTAGATATTAAGACTGATACTTCACTAGGTATGGGAACTTCTAATGGTAGCTATAAACAAGCCACAATACAAAAGGTCGGTAGTGAGTTTACATTCCAAGGAGCCGCCGACGCATACTTAGAACGACTTAAAAAGGATATGTATGAATGCATGGAACAACCATTACCTGAAAGTTTGGTTAATGTTGCCAGTGGTAAAGCGCTACGTATGTTATATGATGACCTTATTACACGTTGTGAAGAAAAGTGGGCTACATGGGACGAGGCTATTATATGGCTATTAAGATTAATAGAGGAAATAGTATTAAAGAGTAATTTATACCCTGATGACCCTACAATAAAACAAGCTATGCAATATAAAGTTAGTTTAGATTTAGACCACAACTATCCAATCCCAGACGACGAAGTGGACACTAAGACAATTGCCATAAAAGAAGTAGAAGCAAATGTACGTAGTAAACAAAGTTATATTAGAGAGTTTGGTAGTGCAGAAGAAGCCGACAAAGAGTTCGACGAAATACTAGACGAAATGGACAAAGTTAATATGACCCAAAATAGTATGGCAGATTTAAATGGTTCTATTAGTAAAAACAACTAATTTTCTATACTTTATATGTAAATAAAAAAGTGTAGGAGGTTGGTAAGTATGGCAAAACAAGGTGGATGGACTAAAGGACGTAAAGGGGAAAAACAATTAAAGTTTAAAGCTAAATGTGATAAGTGTGGCAAAGAGTTTTATCCAAGGGAAAAAGAATTAGCTATATTAAAAGGTTGTATTATTATTAGAGGATTTGAATGTAGATGTGGTGCACAGTACGTGACAGTTGTGACAGATAATGAGCTGCGTAGAAAAATGTCACAGTTGCAGGACTTATTAGAAGAACTTAAAAAGATACAATACAGTAATAGATACGAAGTAAAAGAACAACTTAAAATACATGGATTTGTCCCACAAGATATACAGGACAGAATAAATAAAAAGGAAAAAGATTATTTAGACACAATAACACAACTTAGAAGAGAGATTGCTGCACACGGTAAAGAGTTAAAGGAGAAATACAAAGGCTACATCAAGTAGCACCAAAGGGGGTTAATAAACCTCCTTTTTTAATACAATAAATTATATAGGAGGTGGACGTATTGGGAAGAACAGAATTTAGTGGTGTTGGTAATTCACAGAACTCAATTGACTATTTTAAAACCCTTAATAGCCAATTAAATAGCAAACCAAGGGAGTTAACTAAATACCAACAGCAACAAATAATACAAGTTTATAAAAAGGCTTATATGGATACAATTAATAGCGGCATTAAAAATGCTTATGGCGACAGTAAAGCAGTAAAGAATTTAACTGCTGCATATAGCCAGCAAATATATGATGAGTTACTAAAGGTAGTTATGAAATACAATAGTAAAGTTGCTAATGATTTAGCGGACATAAATAAACAAATGATGCAACTATTAATGGGAGATGGTTATAAACAAATTAAAGACCAAGTGGATACTTTAGTGGACATAGTTAATGCAGATACCGTAGAACAAGTAATAAGGGGAAAATTATACCAGGATAGAAAAGGACTAGACAAAAGACTATGGAGCTGTACTAATACTAGTGGTGAAAAAATAGAGGACGCAGTAGCAAGTTGTATGGCCGAAGGTATGGGTGCTACTGAAATGGCACAAAACTTAAAAGAGTTTGCTATGGGTGGTCACCATACATGGAGTAGAAATAAAATAAGGGAAAAACTTGGTAGTGGTTATGCTAGGAAATATAGTGGTGGTTTAGACTACGAATCACTAAGATTAGCACGTACTACAATAACACACCAAGCACAAGTGGAAACTATAAATACTAAAAGAGTTAATCCTTATATGGGTGGAGTAAAGTGGCACAGCAACCACGAAGCAGGTAGAACTTGTGATTTGTGTAACGAAAGAGATGGACATATATTTATAGTAGACAAGGACGATATACCATTAGACCACCCGAACGGAGCGTGTTGGTTAGAGCCAGTATGGATGATTAATGGTAAAGAAGCAACCCCAGAGGAAATAGCTAAGGATATGAAAGCCTGGGCAAATGGTGAGAAGAATAGTAAACTTATGGATAAGATACCAGAGTATAAAGGTCTTGGAGGTACAGCTAAACCTAAAGCTAAAACTACTAGAATTAAGACTACTAAGACTAAAGCTACCACTACTAAGACAACTAAGAAAACAACTACTACTGCACAAGGTGGTATTTATACACCAGAAGAACGTGCAGCTAAATACACTGAATTACATGAAACACTTAAAAAACAAATATCCAAAACAAATAAAAAATACACTACTGAAGGTATATTAGAGGCATTAAAACAAGCACCATTAGATGTACAAGATATGTATTTAAGTATAGGTGAATTCCAACGTACTAATTCAACTGGTGGAGCCTTTTATTCACCTGGGGATAAAAAAATTCATATGTCTTTAAAAGATGAAAGGAACCTTAGAATTAGAAACTTTGGTGAAAAACATAGATATGATGTATTATTCCATGAGTGGGGTCACTTAATAGACGACCAAGGGGTTACTAAGCGTTCTAAAGAATATAAGTTTGCAGATGGAAAAGAGCTTATGTTTGCCAAAATAACAATGGATACAGCAGTAAAACCCACAGGGTTAGCACAAGCCTTTGAAAGGGATATGAATAACTGGAAAGCTAAATGGGTGGAAGAAAAATTCCACGGTAAAAAGACTTTAGAAGATACACCTGCACCACTGGTAAATGGTAAGTTTGCAGACTTCCTACACGAAAATGAATTATATACAGTAGCATTACAGGATGCAGCTAGGGGTATGTCAGCTGGTGAAGTACGTACAAAATGGGGACATGACCTTAAGTATTATACAAGACATGCAGGTGGAAATATTAATAAATACGAATCCGCATGTATAGAGGTATCTAGTGAGTTATGGGCGGAAATTAGTTCCAGTATGACACAACCGGAAACACGTAAATTCTTATACGAAAATTTCCCTGAGATGATGAAGTCATATGATAAAATAGTTAAGAACACATTAAAAACAATTAAAAAGTAGTTAGTAAATAGTACCACTTTTCTATACTATATATGTAAGGAGATGATAGTAAATGAGAGAAAAACTACAAAACTATTTAGACAAATTTGAGGAGTACTTCCCATTAATGGAGGTAGAAGGGCTTACTGAACAACAAATTATTGATACAATTGATAGATGTATCAATAGTAATAAAACGTATGGTGAAATATTTTATGCAGACGGTAAAAATAAAGATATAATAAAATAAGGAGGGATTTTTATGGTAATACCTGAAGAAGTAAGAGTTGGAAGTGTATATTATAAAGTAGAGTTAGTTGATAAACCAATAATAATGAATGGTAGACAGTGTTTGGGTCTATGTGATAAATACCTACACACTATACAACTAGACCCATCACTACAAGATGACCAAAGTTTAATTCAAACCTTTTACCACGAGTTAGCACACGCAATGATGTTTGAGCGTGGCATAGACTTACAAGTATTAGGACTAAGTTACGAAGACTTTGAAAGTGTTATAGACGGTATAGGGATTATGATGCACCAGGTATTACTAGACAACCCCGACCTAACACTAACAGAGGAAGAATATGATGCTAAGTACCCACCAGTGGAGGAAACTAAATAAATTATTAAACACTCAACTTAATTGTTGGGTGTTTTTTATTGTGCAATTTTAGTTAATATTTTTATCCAAAAATTAATATATAAATACGACAAAGGGTTCTAGGATATCCATAAAACCTTGTATTAGTAAGATTTTCTTTGTTTTTAAAAACATTGTATATTATCGTGGATGCACGTAAAACAGGAGGTAAGTATGGCAAAAAGAAAATTAAGAGAATTTTTAGCTGCACTTGATAATGCTGCCGAAGTGGAATTAGCTATAACAAAAGCCCTAGAGGAGCAGGGATGCAAAATATTAATAGATGATAAGGATAATAGATATGTACCTAAAAACCGTTTAGATGCCAAAATAGCGGAGTTAGCAGAGGCTAACGAGGAAATTGAGTCCTTACAAAAGCAAGTAAAAGACCCTACAGAAGCAGAAAAACAAGTAAAAGCCTTAGAAGAAAAAATTGCCGGCATGGAGGAAGCGGCTAAAAAGGAAAAATTAAGCACTGCCATAAATAAGGAATTAGCAGAAGCTAAACCTAAAGACGTAAACGACTTAATGAAATTCCTAGATATGGAAAAAGTCGTTTTAAAAGATGATGGCACTATTGAAGGATTAACAGACCAATTAACTACATTACAAAAGGACAAGGCCTACCTATTTGATAATGTAGAACCACAACCACAACCTAACAAGGGTTTCTTAAACCTTGGCTCTCCAGGAAAACCAAGCAATCTAAACGCCTTTGGAAGTAAAACTACACACGAAGGTGACTTTGGTGCTCTTTTAGGTAAACAATGTAGTGAACAAGCACAGCAAGTTGATAGTAACTATTTCTTTGGAAACAATGATAAATAATAAATTTAGGAGGTGGCATTTATGCCAAAATTAAGAACTAAGAAAATTCTACCACCAGAAAGACAATTCCTAGCATTCCCAGACCATTATGTTAACTTACCTGGGAAAATAGCTTTTGCAGAATTGACTAAGTTAGCTACTACAGATGAAGCTACTTATGGTGAAAAAAGTGGTAAAGTTATTGCCAGAGGTACTTTAGTACATATGGATGCAGGTGGAGTTGTTACACAACCATCGGCTACTGCTAAAGCTAATGCAGTATTATTTAACACAATAGACATAGAAGACTATGACGAAAAAACAGACCCATATGTTAATGCAGCAGTATTAGTGCATGGATTTGTAAGAAAAGATAGATTAATTGGTGATACAAACAATGTTGAATTCGGTGATTTAATTCACGTGGTAAATAACTAGGAGGTGTATTGTAAATGGCAAATGTAAACTTATTTGATTATATAAACGCAAAAGAAATTGCTGCATATGTGAAAGAAAACCCTATAAATAAAGAACCATACTTTGCTGAAACACTATTCCCTTCACGTACAAGTATGGGTACTGATATAAGCTGGTTAAAGGGTGCTAATGGCTTACCAGTGGCACTACAACCAAGTGAATACGACGTTAAAGCTCGTATGAGAGAAAAAGAAGGATTTGAAGCAGTTGCTACTGAAATGGCATTCTTTAGAGAAGCAATGCGTATAGGTGAAAAAGATAGACAACAATTAAACTTACTATTAGCTCACCCAGATAACACTGTTGCATTACCTTTAATTAGAAAAATATTTGATGAAGCTGCACGTTTAATAGAAGGTGCCAGAGTACAAGCAGAAATAATGCGTTGTCAACTTATGGTTGACGGTAAAATAGACGTTGCCAGTGCAGATGGTAGAGCTCATTATGTATATGATTATGGTATGACTAACTTATATAAAGCAGTTAGAGCTGCATGGTTACCAGATTTTAAAGATGCTGCTGACCCAGTTAGAGACTTAATAGACATATGTGATGATATGGAACTAAAAACAGGTATAAGACCTTCTAGGGCAGTAATGAATAGAAATACATTTTTAAATATGATTAACTGCGACACAGTTCAAAAAATGATGTACCCAGATGATTCTACAATGCACTACTTTGTTAGTGAACAACAAAAGAAATCATTTATAGAACAAGTTACTGGTATATCAATATATGTATACAGCAAAAAATTTGGTAAACTACACCACTCAACAGGATTAGCACATGCTAATGAACAAGTAACATTAATACCAGATAACAAAGTTGTATTAATGCCTAGTGGAAACCTTGGTAATACTGTATATGGTACTACACCAGAAGCTTCCGACCTTATGTCTGGTACAGACGCACAAGTGGCACAAGCTGCTTACGGTACTACTGTTACTACATTCAAAGAAAAACACCCAGTACAAGTTGTAACTGTTGTATCATGTGTTATGATACCTTCTTTTGAAGCAATTGATAACTGTGCAGTTATAAACGTTGATGCAAAAGCTGAAATAAGTGCATAATTAAATAGCTCATTGTATTCCCTTATATATACCGGTTAGGCAAGGCTAACATAGCTTAGCCTAACCAATTTTTTATTATAGGAGGTGGTTACGTGGTAAATATTGACCAACTAAAAGTGTTAATAATGGAAGACCAATATCCTACTTTTACTGATGAACAACTAATGGCAATGGCAGTTATGTATGATAACATTTACCAATTAGCTTATATGTGTTGTTTGGCAAAAGCAAGTGCAGACGAAATTACCATAGGTGCTATAACTATAAAAAATAGTGCTGACATGTGGAACAATATGGCAAAAATGTTTTTAGACCAATACAACAAAGATTTAAACGGTGGAAAAGCAACCTCCATAACTGGAAAGGTGCCACGTAGAGTAGATGAACAATAGACAAACAATACAGGCTTCAACAATTAAGAAGGTACAGAGTGCCATAAATAATTATGGTTATAAAGTACCAATATATAGAGATATATATGAAGTGGATGCAATGGGTTGTAAAGTGCTAAAAGAAGAGATGGTACATATACAAGACTTACAATGTGTAATAGATAATAGTTCCAGTGGACGTAGTAAAACCATAACTAATAATGACCAAGGTATTATAAAAGGTTTTTCCTATGCCACACTTTATGCAACATATACGGAGGACTTTCCACTACAAGAGGATGACTTTATAGTGTATGAAAATGCTTATTACAAAGTATTAGAAATAATTGATGTGGTGCATTATAACCTACTATACCAAGTTTCCTTGGAAAGGATTGATTTAGATGGCTAATACAATAACATTTGATACTAAAGAATTTAATGATAAAATTAAAACTTTTAATAAAACTATGCAGGCAGAATTAAAAGTTGTTGGCTCCACTATTAGTAAGAATATGCAAACTTATGCCAAAGCAAACCACCCTTGGACAAATAGAACTAAGTCGGCACAAAACAAGTTAAAAGGTGAATATAAAGTAACTGAAAATGATTTGGATATTAGTATTAAGCATGGTGTTTACTATGGTTACTACTTGGAAACAAGACGTGATTTTGATGGCAAATATAAAATACTAGAGGAGGCTAGGGATAGCGAGGTTGATAACTTTAAAGGTATGATACGTAATTTATTTTAGAAGGAGGTAAAGGATTTGAGTGCCAGACTTAATATATATAATGTAGTTAAGCAAGTTATAAAAACAGTGCCAGTCCATGACCGTCCTGCACGTATTAAGGAAGATACTGCAATTATAATGCGTACCAGTGCTAACCAAAGTTTTGATAATACCCTTTGTGGGTGGGATAACTGGATTATATATATTTATACACCACATAGCCCCCTACAATTAGATACTTTACGTAATAAGGTTAGAAAAGCATTATATGTGGCTGGTATTGAAATTACCCACGATATGAGTGACGATATGTACGACCAAGATTTAAAATGCTATGTGTGTTCTTTGACTTGCAGAACACCAGTAATATTTGATTATAATAATGAATAGGAGGAAAGTAAAATGGCTATACTTTACAATATTAAAAAGGCAGTTATAACTGAACTTGACCCAACTACAGGTGCAGCTAAAACAGGTGGAGTTGTTGCACATATAAAAACTGCACAAAAAGCTGAACTAGAACCAGTACTTAGTGAAGGTGAAGAAGATATACTAAGAAATGATGTTAGTATATTAGCAGTTGTTAGAACTGACGACCTAATTTATGGGTATGATATAAAACTTACAGACAACCAATTCGACGACACAATGGCCGGTCTTGTGGCTGGTTATAAAGTAGAGGATGGTGCTACAACTGGTACTAAAAAATTATCAACTCCAATGATGAGTGAAGGTAATGTGGCAAAACCGTTTAAGTTAGACTTATACGTAGCTAACTACAGTGGTGACTCAATTGTCAATTATGCCAAAGTTACACTAAATAAATGTACAGGAAAATTTCCTACAATGACTGTTGGGGATGGATTCTTTGCACCAGAATTTGAAATAAAAGCACGTGAAAACACTAAAGCAAACTTACCAATAAAAGAAATAGACTTTGTGGATGCTTTACCAGAAGACCCAGTACCGGGAAAATAATATAAGGTATATAGGAGGAGAATACAATGAGTGAATTAAAAGTAATAAGTGCCAGAGAGTTTAGAAAAAAGGCCACTAGGATAATTGAAATAGATGGATTTGAACCGGGTGAAAAAATTGCAGTAAGAATAAAACCCGCGAGTTTATTAAACCTTTTGATGGGCGGCAAACTTCCAAATAATCTTTTAGGAACAGTAAATGATTTATTTGAACAAACTAACAAAGGTCAATCAATGGAACTATTTGAACAAGATGAAAATAAAATAAAAGATATAATGGAAATAATTGATTTAGTATGCGAACAAAGTTTGGTGGAACCAACATATGAAGAAATTAAAGACGTAATAACAGATACTCAAAAAATGCAAATAATGGGTGAAGCACAAGGTAATGTAAATGCTGCCATACCCTCTATTCCAAAGTAGGAGAATATTAAATGTTATTTCTACTGCTAAAACTTTTAAGTGCAGACCTAGTGACTTATTAGGTATTGATGAAAATGATGTGTATGGTCGTTATTGTATAGACGAGGCCGCAACATATTTATATAATATGATGCAACCTGATAAAGATGGCAAGACAAAGAAACCAACGTTTATAGAGGATATTAAAGAAAGTAAAACTAAAAATCCGGGTTTAGATTTACTATTAGGGTAATAAAATTAACAGTAGGACGAAGGTTCTACTGTTTTTTAATTATATAAAGGTGGTGAATAATATGGCTGGTGTAGATTTGGGGAGCATTGTAGCTCACCTAAAATTGGAAATGAGTGATTTTAATAGTAACTTAAATAGAGCAGTAAGTCAAGTACAACAAACTCAAAATAGTTTCAGTGGCTTAAAGGCTACAGGGGAAAGTTTATCTAGTGTAGGAGCTGCACTTACTGCCGGAGTAACTGCCCCAGTGGTGGCATTAGGGGCAAGTGTTGTAAAGACACAAATGACATTTGAGCATTCAATGTCAAAAGTTAAGGCATTATCTGGGGCTACGGGTAGTGACTTAAAATTATTAGAGGACACTGCAAAACAAATGGGTGCATCAACTGTATATAGTGCAAGTGAGGCAGCTGATGCGTTAGGATATATGGCACTCGCGGGTTGGAATGCTCAACAATCGGCAGCAGGACTTCCTGGAGTATTAAATTTAGCGGCAGCTTCAGGTATGGAGCTAGCACAAGCATCAGATTTGGTAACTGATTATTTGACAGCATTCGGATTAGAGGCTGACCAAGCGGGTCGTATGGCAGACGTACTATCTTATGCACAAGCTAACTCGAATACAACAACTGAAATGCTAGGAGAAGCATTTAAGAATTGTGCAGTCAATGCACATAATGCCGGTATGAGTTTGGAAGAAACTACTGCAATACTTAGTAAATTCGCAGATGCAGGTCTAAAGGGTAGTGAAGGTGGTACTGCACTGAATGCGATTATTAGAGATATGACACAAAAGATGAAAAATGGTGCAATACAAATAGGCAATACAAAGGTACAAGTACAAGATGCTAATGGAAACTTTAGAGAAATGACTGATATTATAGCGGATGTAGATAAAGCAACAGAAGGCATGGGAGATGCTCAGAAGACGGCTGCTCTTATGACAACATTTACTGCGGATAGTATTAAGGGTATGGGTATACTTTGTAATACAGGAGCAGACAGTATTGATAACTTTACAAAAGAACTAGAAAAAAGTAATGGTACTGCAAAGAAAATGTCAGATATGATGAACTCAGATTTAACTGGAGCATTAAAACAATTAAGTAGTGCATGGGAGGCAGTACAACTTGATATAGGTAATACAACTGGGCCGCTATCATTGATAGTAGGTATGCTAACAAAATTACTTCAAGCCTTCTTAAAATTACCAGGGCCTATTAAACAAGTTATAGTCTCACTGGCACTATTACTTGCAGCCGTAGGGCCTATACTACTTGTTATTGGTAAAGGTATTCAGGCATTTTTAAAAATGAAGCAAGCAATAGGAATATTAAAAGCTGCATTCGGTGTAGCACGAACAGCCTTTTTAATATTTAAATCAGTTATAATGGATACAATTGTACCAGTAATAGTTGATACTGTAATACCTGCATTACAAAGTCTATGGGCAGTATTATTAGCTAATCCAATTGTATTAGTTATAGCAGCTATTGCAGCACTTGTAGCTGGATTTATATGGGCATGGAATAATATTGATGGATTCAAAGAGTTTTGGATTAATCTTTGGGAAAATATAAAAACTGTGGCAAGTAATGCGATAGATTCACTGAAAAACTTCTTTACTCAAACTGTGCCTGAAATGATAAGTAATATAGGAGATTGGTTTAGTCAATTACCGGAAACTATATGGTTCTGGTTATGTTATGCAGTAGCTTATACCGTACTATGGGTAGGACAAATGGCACAAAAGGCATATGAAGCTGGTAGTAAATTCGTACAAAATGCTATTACATTTATCCAACAATTACCGGGTAAAGTATGGACTTGGTTAGTAAATACTATTAGTCGTGTTGGTAGCTGGGCTACACAAATGGCAAGTAGAGCACAACAAGCCGGTAGTAGATTCTTAAATGGAGTAAGTACATTTATTAGACAATTACCAGGTCGTGTATGGTCTTTTCTAGTATCAACGATTTCAAGGGTAATATCTTTTGCCGCAAATTTTGCTCAAAAGGGTAGAGAAGCTGCACAAAGATTCAAAGATAATATTATAAACGGTATTAGTAGTTTACCTGGAAGAATGGTGAGTATAGGAAGTAATATCATACACGGTATTATTACTGGTATTACTAATGCGGCTGGTAATTTATTTAGCACAATGCAAAATATAGCAAGTAGAGCCTTAAATGCTGCAAAAGATGCTTTGGGTATACACTCTCCATCAACAGTATTTAGAGATATGGTAGGTAAAATGATACCAGCCGGTGTTACTGTTGGTATAGAAGCCAATGCTGGTAAAACTATAAAAGCAATTAAGGATTATGCCAACAGCTTGGTACAAACTATAGACACAAATAAATTCCTAGGTAAAGTTAATATGAGTACAGCTGGTATTAATATAAATAGTGAAAACACAGTTGATAGTAATTTACTTTATGCCATAAAAGGTATGGCACAAGCAATGCAGGATAGCAAACAAGAATTTGATTATAAAGAAATGGGTAAACAATATAAAAAGGCACTTGAAGACACTAATACACCAATAGTAATGGATAAAGTATTAGTAGGTCAAAAGGTTGCTAAGTCCGTACAGGATACAAATGATTACTACAATAACCAAAAGGAAAGATTTAGAGGTGAGAAGGATTATGTATAATTATTTCAATTTTAATGGCACTCAAATAAATGATTTAGCCATAGTTACTAGTATAGAAAAACCTTACATACCGGAAAAATCCATAGATACTATTAGTGTTTCCAGTAGGGACGGGGAAATATTTGATGGGGCAAAATATGACCCCATCTCAATTCCTATATCCCTTGTGGTAATAGGTGATAATGAAGAGGATTATAAAACTCGTGTTCAATGTTTACATGACTTATTGAGTACCAAACAGGAAGTTCCAATAAAGTTTTGTGAAAATATTACGATTTATGGTATGTTAAAGGGTTCACTAAAGGTAAAGAAAAAGAATAGTGTTAGTGGTTATGCTGACATTGAACTTATATGCCATACACCATATAGCTATAGTGATAATGTACAGGCATATAATGCAGAGGATAATGCACAGACTGTAGTAGTAGAAAACAATGGTGAGTTAGCAACACTACCCTATGTAAGTATAGGATTTGGTGCAGACGCACATTTTGCACAGGTACAAAATAATAAAACCGGAGAAAAAATATTAGTAGGTGATTACCCACAATTACAATTAAGTACCACTAAAAAAGAGCAGACATTAATATTACATGACCCCTGCACTAGTGTAGGTACATTGATTCAAAGTGGGGCAAATATAAATGCTGGTCGTGGCACAGATGGTTCTTTTACTATATCATCTGGAGGTGAGAGTTTTATACTTAGTGAACTAGGTAGTAGTAGCACAGAGAAAATAAAAGGAGCGTGTGCCCGTATTGCATTAAGTAAAAATATAGATGATTTTAAAGTAATGGTAAGAATGCAGTGTAGGTCAAGTGGTAAAAATGGTGACCCTAATAACTTCCTTAGTGAACAAGAAAAAGTAAAAGAAACTGTAGTTTCTGGTACTAAGACTAAATATTATGAAGTAAACGCCAATGGACTTAATTACAGAACCGGACCGGGAACTAATTACACATCTAAGGGGATTATCCCAAAGGGAACAAAATTAACAGAGGTTACTATACAAAATGGATGGGCAAAGATAAAATACAAAACAAAGACATATTATGTATACGCTAAATACCTAACTCAGAAAATAAAAGATAATTCAAAGAGTACTGTGCAAGAATTTACAGTAGCTAATATGTGGCTTACACCAAGTAAAACACTAACAGGAGCTAGTTGTGTTGTATATACAAAGCCTGACCTAGGTAGTAAAGTGGAATGTACTATACCTTATGGTACTGTACTTAGAATAATACAAAGAACGTATACCTACACATACACAGACTCCAATAATAGCAAACAAACAGTAAAATTTTATAGAATTTATAAACCTTGGAAGGATAAAAATGGTAAAAATCATTATGGATATATAAATGTAGATAATCTTAAAGGAGCAGCAGGTATGGATACGAGTGTAGATTACACAAATGACCCTGCATACGCAGACCATAAGACAGGAATAGCTGAGGTATATGGCTTCGATATAAATGGTACTCAAATATTTAGATTATATTTAGGTGACATTAACCCATATTTTGAATATAACCAAGCTGAGGTAAGTGTAAGTAAAAAATCCATATTAATCACAAGTAATGATAATCCAAAGGAAAAGACAGACAAAACAGTTGATGCAGACGGTAAAACTGTTACTAATCATTATATGAGTGGTCAGTATGGTAGTTGGAATGATGCCAATGCATATTTTACATTAACACGAAAAAAGACAGGGCAATATTATGTATATAGTGCTCAAGTACAAAAGAATGATGATGGGACATTTACACAATCTGTATCAGCTAATAACAAACGTAGTAGCGAATACTCTACCGAACCATTAAGTTACTTAGCAATATATATAGGTACAATGGCGGATACGTTAGAAAATGCTTGTGGTGTTGGTATTAGTGATATAAAAGTGTATGAATTAAACCCTGAAAGCGAGGAAATTTCTAATATAAAATACTTTGAAGCCGGGGATAAATTAGAATTGGATTTTGATAATGGTGATTGTTATTTAAACAATGAATTAAGAAATGATTTGGTGGACATAGGTAGTTCATATTTTACTGTAGACGGGGGAGAAACTACATTACAAGTAGTTAGCGACGATACAACAGCAAGTCTGGGTGTATTAATAAGAGAAAAATGGTTAGGTGTGGTAGACGAGGATAGAAGTACACCACCACAAAATTTAAATTTAACTAGTGAGTAAGGAGGTATTTTGGATGAATAAAAACTTATATATTTTTGACAATAATAAAAAATTACTAAAGCTTATAAATACCACAAATACAAATAATATTAAAGTTTATGATGATACCTATACTAGTGAACTTTTAACAGGGGCAGAAACATACACTGCCTCTTTTAAAGTAAGTTACCAAGACCAACCTATATTTTTAGAAGGTAACTATATAGGATTTTACTGGCAGGACAATTTTAAGTTAATGCAAATAAAGAAAACCACTAGTATTGAGCACATAGACGACGTAACTATAACAGTTTATGCTGAGTTCATTGGTATTGAATTATACAATAGTTATGTAGATAAGTTTGTGGCAGACGGGACTGCCACAAAATTATTGGAAACTATATTAATGGATACTAACTACAAGGTAGGTTATGTAAGTCCTTCATTAGACCAGGAAGCCTTTAGGGTAGAGGCTACAGAAGTTACTAGTGTATATTCCGTAATACAAAATACCACTTCAATATTATACGAGTGTGAGTGGCAATTTAGAACAGTGCCAGTAGATATAAAACGTGGTAAGTTTAATTTCTTTGTAGATTGTTTTGCTAATGGTGAGCGTGGCACAAAGAGATATAAACGTTTTGAAAGTGATAGAAATAGCTATGGAATGAAACGTACTGGGGATATCACAAACTTTTGCAGTGGTATTATACCAGTAGGAAAAAATGGCATAACTATAAGTGATGTAAAATGGGAAGTAGAACAAGGTGACCCAACGGACAAACCTCTTGGACAAAATTATATTTTTGATGAGAAAGCCCATGAAATGCTTAATAATGGTGGTAAATACGTATTAATGAAATATAAAAGTGATGCCGATGATATATACACATTAATACACGAGGGGTATGCCAAACTAAAAGAACTAAATAAGACTAAATTTAGTTATGAGATTCCAGTGTACATGACTGAACGAGATTATGAAGAAATTGATGTTGGTGATACTAACTACGTTGTAAGTAACAAGTTTAATCCTCCAATCCAACTAGAGGCACGTATTACAGAGTTTAATATTAGTTTTACGGACAGAAGTAAAAACAGTGTAACTTTAGGAAACTACAAACAAATACGCAGCAAACTAAAATCCCTAAATAAAGACGACATAGTAAATGACGTAGTGGACATTATTAAAAAGCATGGTAAATTAACAGCTAGTGATTTACTTGCTATTAGAAATTACCTTAACCAATTAGGAATTGATAAAAAATTAATAGACAAACTTATAAAACAATATACAGACAAAGTAGTGCCAGACCCAATAAAACCAGGTGACGACACAGACAAAATAAGTGAAGATACAGAGGATTATAGAGCCATAAACATACAGAAAATAGACAATGGACTTTGGATAGGTGATAGTAGAATACACGACTGCATTAAATATAAATGTGGTGAAATTAAAGGTAAAACACCTACTACACAACCACAACCAGACAAGAAAGAGGATAGCAGTAAAACTGCAAAACAATACAAAGCAGCCGTAGATTATTATGCCGGCTTTGGGCTTGGTAAGTGGAGTGATAAGTATAGTGATGTTAGGAATATGCGTAGTAAATCCAACCACTGGAAAATATACGCTCCAGTTGAGTATTACAGCAAAAAATTTGGACTTGACCCACAATTAGTTTACGCAATGATATATGCAGAATCTAGTGCCAACCCATATGATGCTACAAAAGACCCAGCGGGTGCGTACGGACTTATGCAATGTGAGAGAGGTACTTATTTTAATAAGAAAATGAAAATTAAATATTTAGATGGCAAAGTTGAATACTTTACACCAAGTTATTCTAATATGAAACCTAAATCTTGTGGCACTAAAAGAATAAACGGTGTAACCGTGGATAAAGCTATATGTAATCAAATAATGGTTGGTTGTAACGAAATGAGAGCTAGACTTGAAGACTACCATTTTAATATATTTGCTGCTTTGTGTGGTTATAACTTTGGTATAGGTGGATTCCAATGGGTGGTTATGCACTACATAAAGGATAGATACAAACTTAATATAGTTGTAACTAATAATGGAAAAAGTGCCTTACTATACAAACAATCCGCAGCAGTTAAAAAGAAATACTGGGAAGTAATAGACACAATGCAAGCACCTTGGAAAAATTATAGACAAAAATATAAACAAGTTACTGGATGGGGTACTCCTACTAATATAGAATGTTATTTAAGATGGTACAAAGTAGTAGACGGTCAATTGCCATACTGTATTGATAGTAAAGGTAAGAAAAGAGGCTATGGAGCAATAAAACCGGGCACATCAAATAAAAGTGCAGAAGCTACTGCCGTATCTACAGAGGATTCAACGACTAGAGCAGCAAGTGTTAAAAATGCACCTACATGGAGCATAAGTGATAACACTACAACTAAAAAGGGTGTCGCTGAAAACGTTAGAAAAAAGATAGTCAATAAGGCTAGAGAGATTTGTGATTTACACCAAAAATATAAAAAAGCTACATATTATGCAGGAGCTTGTATTTATGATGATAGTAAAAGACATAGAGTAAGTGGAACTATAAATGGTATTAAAAATCCATACTGTTATGTGTGTTCTTCTCTTAGTTCATGTGCTTACTTATATGCAGGTCTTAGAAGTGTAACTGCCAAATATGGTGGAGCCAACTGTTCATATGGGACTTTAGTTAAAAGTGCTTGTAAATACAGTGGCTATACATTAAAGAAACTAACAAGTACAACAATTAATGAATTACTACCTGGGGATTTAATAATGTTGAGCAATGCCACTGTCCCATCAAGTGTAACCGTTAGTTGGGCATCAAAGTCTGGAGGTTCCTCTAAATATGCTAGTGGTGGCACACATCACGTAGTAGTATATTGCGGAAAAGTAAATGGTAAACGTATGATAGCTCATGCTAGTGCACCTTATAAATGGCCTAGAGCTATAAGATACGAAGATATGAGTATTACATATAGTTCACGTGGTAGTATGACACACTGGTATACACATGGAATAATACTTAGACCGTGGGACTTAGCAAGGGCGGACAAAGAAGCTAAAGTTAAAAACCAATCAGCTACAAAACCAACACCACCAAAAGACATAGTAGACGACGATGAAGGCACAACTTATGAAGTTACATTTAAAGGACTTAACAGTGCAGCACCTAAAGACTTTGTAGAGGGTGGCAAACTTATTACTGATATTACAGTAAATGGAGTTACCGACAAAACACCATATCCTAAAACTGTAAGTCACGTGATGTTGGCGTTTGGGGTTCCTGCACTAGGTGACAATGTGGATAATGTTGTGGAAGACTACCAATCACTAATAAAAGCCTTACTAAAGAAATACCCTAAAAAGCCTATATTTGTATGCGAGGAGGCACGTTTAAGAAGTTCACAATCAGGTAACTATGAACAAATGAATGCAGCAATAGACTCACTTAATAATATGATGTTGGATTACTGCAATAAAACAAGATACGTAATATTTCTAAGAAAACCAAAAGATATGTGCGACACCACTGATAAATATTACTGGCTAAGTAGCTTAACTACTGACGGGTATAGAATGAAAGACAAAGCAAGTACACAAACATATTATAAGGAATATAAAAAGAAAATATTATATTTTGGTGATGGAGCAGAATGGGAAAGTAATAGTGCCACAAGTAATAAAATGTTAGATAGTCAAAGAGTATATACTTACAATAAACCACTAACAAAACTACAATTTAGGGTGCCAGCAACTTCATCAACAAACTATAATGATAGTTACTATGCACGTATTGTTTTCACTGCTGCAAAAGGTTTTAAACTAATACAACCTGATACAGTGTATTTGGAAGGCGTAGATTGTAAAAATGGAGTACTATTACCAAAAGCAGACACTACTTATATTGTATCAGTTTATTATAACCCCGATACTACAATCAGTGATAAGGCATATTTGGGAAGTGTTGGTGCTAAGAAAAAAGGCACAAATTATGCACAACCACAATTTAAATATTCTAAAGATTTAGTTAAAATAGCCACTAGTTACTACAATAATAATAGTAAGTTCAGTTATAATAGTACCACTCCTTGTGACTTTAAAAACCCAGCCGAAAATATTGCTAAATGGAAAGTAAATAATAAGTACCAAATAGATGACAGTTGTTTCCTTAACTACGTATTAACTGGTTGGACTTACGAAAAATCACCATACGGTAATGAAAAGAAAACCAATAATAATAGAAATAGTGATGTTAGCTGGGCAATCCCAAGTACTAGAAATGAAGCTAATATAGGAAAATATTTTGTACAGAAAAACTGGGTGGTAGATGTGGCAGACTTGGAAACATTTAAGAATTTAGCTATTGGGGACATTATATTTATGGACGCAGACAGTAAAAATAACGGTGAATTTATGGCTATATCCCATACTGCAATAGTAATAGAAAAAGACAGTGCTGGTGATTATGTGGCACTTGAGTGCACTAATGGTTTAGCCAGTGGTGTATTTAGAAAGGTAAAAGTAAAAGACCTATCAAGTAAGAATATATTATTTGTAGGTAGATTTATGATTGGATAGGAGGGATTAATATGGTTGGTGACGGACAAGAACATGTGGAGAGACCCATATATGATGATGACGGGGAAATGATTGTGTGGCCAACACTTGACGAGGATATGGAAGAATTTGCAGAAGAGCCGGAGGTAGCTACTGTAGCTGCTTCTGGTGATGATGCTACAGAAGATGATACATATTATGAAGTGCCAGACACTGTAGAGGACGACCAGGACAGGATTGAAGTGCAAATAGAAGGTATAGAGGACGAAAAATGTGAAGACGCCAAAATAGGTGATATCCAACAGGCTGGTGAAGATTATAACGAGGCTATGGATAGAATTGTTGGTGTATTAATGCAGGCCTTAAGTACAGAAGAAATGACAGAGGAAATGAGTGCAGAACTACAAGACGCAACCAATAATTTGGAAACTGCTAAGCAAACAATAACTGACTTGTGTGGTGACCCGGAAACAAAAGCATTACAAACTGACCCAGATACTAAAATACCACAAGACCTACAAGAACTATTGGAAACACTTACAAAAGATGGAAAGGCACCGTGGTTATATGTAGACGATGAAGGTAACCTATTATTAGACGGAGAACAAGTACCAAAACTAAAAGTAATAGAATTAGAGGCACAAAAGGTAAAAGCTGATTTAGGTGAGTTTAAAGACCTTACAACAAATAACTTTACAGCCGTTAATGCCAAAATTGATAATTTAAATGTTGGTGATTTAGACGCAATAAATGCTACTATAACGAACTTAAAAGCTACAGTGGCAGAAATACAGACTTTAGTTGGTGGGCACTTAACTATGGACAATATACAATCCTTAAACCTTACTGCTGGTAAAGTTACTATAGCAGACGCATTAATAAAGGATGCTATGATTGACACTGTTAGTGCCAACAAAATTAATACTGGAACTATTAATACTAATAATGTAAGTATTCAAAGTGACGACGGTTCTATGTTGTTGCAAGGTAATTTGCAGCAATTTAAAGATAAAGCTGGCAATGTACGTATTCAAATAGGAAAAGATGCCAAAGGTGATTTTACTTTTGTTCTATATGGTGCAGACGGAAAAGGACAACTTATTAACCAAAATGGTATTCAATCCAGTGATGCCATAAAAGATGGATTAATTGTCGATAGTAAAGTGGCAGACAATGCCAATATAAGTGGTAGTAAGTTGGATATTAGTAGTGTTATTAGCAGCATAAACAATAACACCAATACTATACAAGCAAGTCATATAAAATTTAGTGATACTGACCAAACTTTAGATGTATCATTTAACCAACTTAAGAAAACAGTTGAAACTATAAAGGATGTTACTATTGGTGGTGATTTAAGTAGTGTTATTCAACAAGTATCAACCAATACAACTAATATAGGAATAGCACAAGGACAAATTAATACTTTAATAAGTAATACAACTATCACAAAACAAGACGGCACTGTTACACAATTAAAAGACGAATATAATAGTACCGTGGATACAGTTAATAAACATACAACAGCAATAGGTAAATTGGAAACTAGCTACCAAGGAACATTAACAAAGACTGTGCCACAATATTATATATCTACAAGTAGCACCACTCAAACAGGTGGCAGTTGGATAGAAACTACACCTAAATGGGAAACTGGAAAATATATATGGCAAAGAATTAAATATACACAAGGTGATGGCAGTATAACATATTCAACTCCAGTATGTATCCAAGGTGCCAAAGGGGATAAAGGAGATAAAGGTGAAAAGGGTGAAAAAGGAGACCAAGGCTTACAAGGTATCCAAGGTTTACAAGGTGCACAAGGTGAACAAGGTATTCCAGGAACACCAGGAAAAGATGGTACCCCTGGTAAAGATGGTGCACCAGGAACACCAGGTAAAGACGGTATAGATGGTAAAACAACATATTTCCATATAAAATACAGTGCCAACGCAAACGGTAATCCAATGAGTGAAACTCCAAGTACTTATATAGGTACATACGTTGATTATAACTCAACGGACAGTACTGATTACAAGGCGTATACATGGAGTAGATTTGAAGGTATGCAAGGTGAACAAGGTATACCTGGAACTAATGGTACCGACGGGCAAACTTATTACCTACACATAAAATATAGTGACGATGCAGGTAAAACTTTTACTGCAAATAAAGGCGAAACTCCGGGAGCATATATAGGAGTTTACACTGATACAAACAATAAAGATAGTGAGTCCGTTGCTGCATACACATGGAGTAAAATAAAAGGTGAGCAGGGTGCAAAAGGTGATAAAGGTGACCAAGGTTTACAAGGGGTACCCGGAACACCGGGAGCTGATGGTAAAACTTACTATACTTGGATAAAATATGCCGACAATATAAATGGTGGTGGTATTAGTAATGACCCTACTGGTAAAACTTATATAGGTTTTGCTTATAACAAAACAACACAAACTGAAAGTAATACCCCTACTGATTATACATGGAGCTTAATAAAAGGGGATAAAGGTGACCAAGGTGTGCCAGGTACTAAAGGTACAGACGGTAAAACTTATTATACTTGGATAAAATATAGTGATAATGCAGATGGCACAGGACTATATGATACACCAAAAGACACTACAGAATATATAGGTATTGCACCAAATAAAGCAAGTGCTACTGAAAGTACTAATAAAACAGACTACATGTGGAGTAAGTTTAGAGGGGATAATGGTAAACCAGGTGATAAGGGGCAATCATTAGTTAGCTCAATTCCACAATGGTATTTATCTACTAGTAATACAACACAAGCTGGTGGCAGCTGGGTCGAAAGTATGCCAGCGGTGACACAAGATAAATACTTGTGGTTAAGATATAAATTAACATGGGAAAATCCTACACAAACTACTTATACAACACCAACACTAGAACAAGTGGCAGAACAAGTAAAAGTAGTAACTAGTAAACAAGCAAAATTAGAACAATCCTTAGACGGTTTTAAAATGACTGTTAGTGATACCTATGCAACAATAGATGGGTTAAACGAAGTTAAGGAATCAATTCAAAATAAAGACGGGTATACTATAATACTAAGTAAAGAGTGTATAGTAACTACATGTGAATAAATGGAGGTGTTTTTATGGCAACAATAACTGTATCAAGTAACCCCAGTACAACCGGGGATACACTAACCGTAAATTTTACAACGGATGCTACTAATATTACCGACATTTTACTAAGTAAGGACGGGGGTAGTACTTATATAAGTGCTACTTCCTTTACTAAGTCTAGTGCCGTTTTTAATATTAGTAACTGGGATAATGGTACATATGATAAATGTAAATTAAAATGCGTGTATACTGAAAGTGGTGGTGGCACTACTGACACATATTATACTATAACATATAGTTTAAACCAAGCAACAAGCAGCAACACAACTAAATCCATTAAAAAAGGGTCTAGTTATACCACTATTGTTGCAGCTAATGAAGGTTATACTGTAAAAAATATTAGTGTTATAATGGGTGGAACTGATATTAGTAATACAGCTATTAAAGGAAGTAATATTAATATACCAAATGTTACTGGTGATATAACTATTACTGTTACAACAGAAGCAATTCCAGTAACACCGGAAACATTAACTATTAGTAATATTGGAAACATAACACAACCTGAAAAAACTGAATTTTATATTGAATATGATACTAATATTGCAGTGGCAAAACATGAAGTATCGTGGGATGGCGGAAATACATTCTACGACAAGACAAGTGAAGTAACTGCTAATGGAACACATTATAAATTTAAACATGATAATAAAGGTAGTGCAGGAACTTATAAAATGGCTATAAGAGTTACAACTGCAAAAGGCACTACTAAGACAAGTAATGTATTTACTGTTATTTTAGTAAATAAAGACGGATTAACTTTTACTCAATATAAAAGACTTAATGATGGTGTAATTACAGATACTACAGATGGAACATATTATAGCACATTAAATTATATAAATGTGGTTGCTGGTAAATCTTATACTATAAATCTTAATAAAGCTAATTATGTATGTGTTTGTTATTATAATTCTTCAAATTCCTATGTATCATTTGTTGAAGGCAACACAGATGACTGGTCAAACAAAGCATTCTCATATACGTTTACTGTGCCAGCAAATATAACTAAAATATTAATATGTGCTACTGGTGATGCAAGTACTGCTATTACAGGTACATTGAAGGAAAATGGCTCAAGTTCAAGTTCATTATTAGATTCCAGTGGTGCTTATGTAATAGATGATTTCTCAGGTAGTAGTGTAGACACTAATAAATGGGGATATGAACTAGGTTATGTTAGAAATAACGAAACTCAAAAATATACAAATACTAATGCAGAAATTAATGATGGCATATTAGCTTTAAGAGGTAAAAAAGCAAGTGATGGCTCTTGGACATCAGCATCAATTATTTCTAAAGGGCATTTTGCTTTTATGTATGGAAAAATAGAAGCAAAAGTTAGAGCCTGCAATTACAATGGTTCTTTTGGTGCATTTTGGACTTTAGGTGACAGTTTTGAATTTGGATATAAAGAAAATGGTAGCCCTGATACATTAGGTGAATGGTGGGCTTATTGTGGTGAATTTGATGTAATGGAATTTTATAATGGCAAATTAACTTGTGGTACATTCTTCAATGAAAAAGAAGAAAGCGGACGTGTATGGTATAATAACTATCCTACTGGTGATTGGCATGTCTTTGCAATGGAATGGAATACAGATGGTAGTTTAGTGTTCTCTATTGATGGAAATGAATTAAGTAGAACAAATGCTACAGATAATAGAGCTTTCCATATACCACACTTTATTTTACTTAACCAAGCAATTGGTGCTAGTGGTGGGACACCTGATAGTAATACTACTGAAATCACACAATACGTTGACTGGGTAAAATATTATCCATTGAGTACAGAGAATTTAGTTGAAAATTCATCTAATTTTGAATTAGAAGCTACAGACCCTAATGATAGTTCCCATAATTGTGTAGTTAGACCTAAATTTAACGACAACTGCATAAATAAATCTATTACATGGGAATCTAGTAATACAAGTTTAGTAACTTGTCATAGTGGATTGTGTTCTTCTTATGCAGGTGCTAATGGGGAAGTAGTAATTACAGGTACATCACATTCCGGTGTATCTAAACAAATTACATTAACTGTAACAAATGGTGTATTAAGAGCTAAGGATTCGAGCGGCACAACACCAGAACCAGAACCAGGTACTATCGGTAATATGACATTTGGTAAAAAAGTTGATACTAGCACACATAAAATAGTGGATAGTACCGACGACTGGGCAACAATTAATCCAGTAACAGTTGAGAAAGGTGCACACTATTCACTACAAATGGATGCTACATGGGTATGGTGTTATGCTTATGATGATAATGATAACTTTGTTAAAGAGTTATTTACTACTACAGGTGATTATAATACTAAATATACTTTTGTTGCCGAAACTACTAAAATAAGATATGGATGTTATGACCCACGTAAATTTTTAAGCTATTGTAATTTAATTAAAACAAGTTAGGAGAGTGATGAATAATGAGTGAAATATATAGTAATACGTTCACCACAACAGTCAATAAAGTTGTGGTAGAACAAACTAGTAAAAATACTAGAATTGATATATATAAAGGAACTACTCCTTTAGTTGCAGTTAACACAACACCAACTACAGGACAATATAAAGTAACTATAACAGACACCACTAACTGTACAGCAAAATTGGAGAGTGATTATAAAACTATCACTCTTCTTACTGCAACAGGTAATGCAGGGGAAATACACGCCACTATAAATATAGAAGGAAAATCAACTGTTAATAAAACTATACCCGTGGCATCCATTACCAAAAGCTCTGTTATAAAAGCCACTGAAACTCAATACCAACAATTAGCTGATAGATTTTCTTGGATGGTTAGAGGTAATAGTGCCAGTTCGATGACATTAACAGATGAGATGTTAGCGATTATAACTAAGCAAGTAAAAGTAAATGGAGATATGATAGTTGACGGTGCCATAGACGGTAAAACAATTACAGGTGCAACTATAATAGGTAGCACCTTTAGGAACCAAAGTAATACCTTTAGTGTAGACAGTGAAGGAAATATTGTTGGTGCACAAATACAAGGTAGTGAAGTTATAGGGGATAGTTTTTCCGTTGAAGGTGAGCTTACTGCCGACACCATAACTGCTAATAAAATAAATAGTGCCCAATATCCAAGTACATTGGATGATGATATACAAATATCTATTAGTAGCAGTGGTAATGATGAAAATGAATTATATGATGCAGTAACATTTCAAACAGTAGCTAGGGCACTTGATGCCTTACCTAAGTTCCTAAATGGGAAAACAGTAAATATATGGATACAAGAAGATATTTATGAAAATATAGATTTCCAATTTTTCACTAGTGGTGTAATAAATTTATATTTAGATGGGAATACAGTGTATGGTTATGTAAGAAATTATATGAGTTCCACTAAAGTCCGTGTATATGGAGGCTATATGGGACATGAAACTGCTGAAGTTGGCGTAATACATCCAAGTACAGGTTGCGCCGTTGCCAGTAGAACTGGTAGTTTAATTGGACAAGAAAGTTCCCCACTAAATGCGTACAGTGTAAAAATATATGGTAGTGATAATAAAGCTAGTGATGGAGCTTCCGCAACTGTTGGTATTATAGGGGATTCATACTCTACAGGATATTATAGGGATGTACAGTTTGTTAACTGTGATGTAGGTTTTAGAGGAAGTGGTGGAGGAAGAATACATGATGCCGGTTCAAGTGGTGTATGTAAGCAATATGCGTACCAAGCTACAAGTGGTGCAGTAATAACAATAGCCAATGCAGCACATTGTGGAGGTACTACTGCAAATATTGCTGAAACACTTCCAGCACAAATAATAGCACACGCTAAAGCTACATATGCAGGAGGTAACCAAACTACAGACGACACCCCAGCTCCTTCTACATCAACTAAAAAAGTAATTACTATAAAATCTATCAGTGGTGATACTTATAGAAGTTCAGTATATAACAACTGGAAAAAAGATAATACTTGTAGACAGGGTGACTATGGTTATGGTGATTGCAATGGTTGTTGGTTCTTTGGTAGCCAATTTAACCAACTTAAGGGTAAATCTATTAGTAAAATTGAACTTACTATTAAAAGAATTTCAGGTGGTTCTTATAGTGGAGTAGCATTACAAGTAAAAACTCATAACTATGCAAGTAGACCGAGTGGAAAACCTTCTTACGGTTCAAGTTGTGGTAGTGTTAGCATTGCAGTTGGAGATAGTGGTAAATTAACTATTACTAATAGTACTATATTAAATGCAATTTCTAGTGGAACTGTAAAAGGATTTGGTATTCAATCTTCTTATAATAGCAGCAGCTATGCCGTATGTAGTGGTAGTGTATCAATGAAGGTTACTTATACAGAATAAAATTTAAAGGACTAGTTGATTCTAGTCCTTTTTTAACTAATATACAATATGAACATAATATATAGGAGGTAATACAATGGATGCTTTAAATTTACTTAATGCAATTTACAAAAGAGAGTTGGCGGATGCCACTGAAAAGAAGGTGATGTTAGAAGCACAATGTGAAATATATAAACAACAGGTGGAACAACTTAAAAAGGAATTAGCCGAATTAAAGGAGCCACCTAAAAAGTAGGTGAATGTATGAGTGATGAAAAGGTGCAGGAACTTTTACTAAAATTAATTGAGGATGTGGCAACAATAAATGCAAAATTGGACAGTATAAACGAACAAAGACTAGCAAATAGAATGGACTTACTTGAAGCACAAACAAGAGAACAGGAACGAGTAATAAAAGGTTTAGAAAACAGGAACAATAAACTGGAAGAATATGTACGCAACACTTTAGTTGAGCATAACAAAGCAAATAAGACATTATGGACTTCCATAGGACTTGCTATGTTTAGTGTTGTGCTAACAGTAATAACAACTATTTTATTTTAGGAGGTGTTACACGTGAAACAATTTTTATTAAATCATCCAAAACTTAAAAATCCATATTTTTACTTGTCAGTGGTGGCACTTATATTCAGTGCGAGCGGTGTGGATTTTAACCAACTAACTAGTTGGCCACTATTTATTGAAGCACTAAAAGGTATTATAAATAACCCAGTGGCAATAGTGGCAATAATAACTGCTTTTCTAGGTATATGGAACGATAACTCAACAAAAGGATTAGACGGAATAAAACATAAGTAAATAACAAATATAAATTTGAAAAAAGTGACTTAAATAATATTATAGCACAAACTAATGCAGCATATTTCCAAATAAGATTATACAAAAGTGATGAAATAAAATATACTTTTGCAATACAACCTACACAAGACGGTGTGGCAGTACTTACAATAACAGACGACCTTATAAATGACCCTATAGAAGTAGGTGAATATGATTTCCAAATATCATTATTGGATACCGACAAAACAAGTATGATTTCCATGCCTATTGTAACTAAGCAATTACATGTGTGCGAGCCACTTGTAAGTGATACTGCACTTATGGGAAAAGCGGTATTAGGACTAAGCACAGCAGCAAACGGAGAAATAAAAAATGCTTTTGATAGCGAAGGTAATTATATTAGAGAAATTCACAATGATGGTGAAATTATATCAGCTCAATTATTTAATAAATTTGAAGAAGCATTAGAAACTAATACTAAGGCTATTAAAGCCGGCACTGGTGGAGGTGGCACTGGTGGAACTTATGACGATAGTGCAATAAAAGCCGACATAAATGCTATTAAAACTGAATTAGGTACAGACGCATTAACAACAACTGCAAAAAATATAAAAGGTGCAATTAATGAAGTTAATAAAAAAATTGGCACTGGCACTGGAACTGCACCTACTGTTAATAGTGTAGAACCAGTGGACGGTGATATACCAAGAGTATTTTTTAATGGTGAAAAACCAGTGAATAAAACTGCTGTACATGCAACAATAGAATATAAATCTAAAACAGAACATTTTAAAGGCTACGTGGAAATTAAATGCCAAGGTACGTCTAGTATGTCATATCCAAAGAAAAACTACACAATAAAAATGTTTAAGGATAGTACAATGGCTAAAAAAGTTAAAAAAGATTTTAAAGGCTGGGGTGAACAAAGTAAGTTCTGTCTTAAAGCTAACTATATAGACCATTCACATGCGAGAAATATTTGTGCAGCTAAGTTATGGAATCAAATAGTAGCTAGTAGAGCAAACTATACACTACTACCTGAATTACTTAGAACTTCTCCTTGCAATGGAGCAATAGATGGATTCCCAATAAAAGTTTATTACAATAATACTTATGAAGGTGTTTACACATGGAATATTCCAAAGGATAAATGGATGTTCAACATGGATGATACACTTGATAACCATTGTGTTTTATGTGGTGAAGAATATAAAAGTGGTTGTTTCTTAACTGCAAACGCCACTTTATGGAGTGATGAAATCCATGATACAATGCCACAAAGTATAATAACTAGTTTTAATGCTTTCCAAAACTTTGTAATAACTAGCACAGATGAGCAATTTAAAGCTAACTTGGAAAATTATGTGTATGTAGACAGTTTAATAGATTACTATATTTTCCAATATGTAATATGTGGTTTAGACAGTATGGGAAAAAATCAATTATTTGCAACTTATGATGGTACAAAATGGATTGCCACTTCCTACGATATGGATAGTACGTTTGGAATATATTGGAATGGACAAAAATTTGTTGCTCCAACATATAGAATGCAGGATGATTATGAAAGTGTTAAGAATGGAGCTGCCAATAAATTATATGTAAGACTTGAAAAATTATTTGTAAATGAAATAAAAGCTCGTTACTCACAATTAAGAGCTGATATTTTATCTTATAATAATATAGTTAATACTTTTGAACCATTTATGGATACGATAGGAAATGACTTATATGCAGAAGATTTAACTATATATAGTGGAATACCAAGTGGTAGCACAAATAATATACAACAAATAAGAAATTATTATAGAGACAGAGTAACATATGTAGATGCGCAAATCAATAAATTAGTATCTGCAATTGCATGTACTAATATTACTTTAAATAATGCAACATTATCATTTACAACAGATGCTGCACAAACATTAACTGCAACAGTAACTCCTACGGATACAACAGATAAAGTAGTATGGAGTGTATTACCAACTGGATTTGTTACTGTTGAAGATGGAGTTGTAACACCTATTAAAAATGGTACTTGTGTTATTACTGCAACTTGTGGTAGTCAAAAGGCTACTTGTAATGTTACTGTAAACTTACCTGTGGCAGCAGTAACCGCATTAAATTTAGATAAAGACAGTATTACTTTAGGTAATAGTGCAGATGCAGATACAAGTAATGTCAATTTATTAGAAGGTGTAAATCATACTATTGATACTACTAATAATAATAATATAGTTTTCGATTCCATTACTTTAGATAGTGGTATATATATATTTAAAAATATAAATGGTGGTTCTTTTACTTGGTTAGGTGCTGATTATGATGGTAGTAAACATGAAATTGGTAATACGAGTGAAGATTTCTTATTTAAATTTAATAATAGCACGATAGCTCAATTCCATGCTTTTCCTAACAATAAAGCTACTAATACTGCTGACAAATTAGGCTTATACAAAATAGCAACAACTTTAACTAATCCTATAAAATTTACTTTAGCAGGTCATGGATATTATAGTAATGGTAATTTTGCAGAGGATGACAACAATGTCTATTCTACTGCTGTAAATTTAGATGCTTCAAAAAAATATGTATTAATGAATGAAGGAGCTAATCAAGTTAATGATGGGAACTGTACTTGGAAGATTGATAATGGTAGTGGGGGTAAAAATGTTACTAAGGTATTAGTTAATTTCCCTATTAAAGTATTTGAAAATGTAACATCTTTATCTATTTCCATTAATACAGTAAATAATGCTTTGGCAGATATTACTTTATATGAAGCAGCTTCTGCAACTACAAAATTTGAAGACACATTAACTGCTACATTAACTCCACCAAATGCAACTAATAAAAATGTAACTTGGACTGCTGATAATGAAAATGTTCAACTAGTGGCAAATGGATTAAAATGTACTGTAAAAGCAAAAGCAGTAGGTGATTCTATTGTAACTTGTACATCACAAGATACTACTAATGGCACTATTACAGATACTTGTAATGTTACTGTTAATGCAGTTCCTGCAACTCCAAATGTATTATATACATTACCACAAGAAAAAGTATTTAATGGAACTAGTGATTTTGTAGATACAGGTGTTCAACTATTTAAAACTGACCAAGATTTTACAATAACAATGCATGTTACTGCAGATAATGACCAAGTACAAGATACAGCTTGTATTTTGCATTGTATGAAAGAGCAATCTCCATTTCCGGGAATAACTTTCCATAAAAGTGGGGCTTCTAAATTTGGATTAGCTCCAGGTAGTAATACAAGCGCAATGACAGATTTAATAGATTATGGACAAAGAACAAAGGTAGTTATAGTAAAAAATGGCACTACAATCAAAGTATACACTAGTAATGGTACTAACAAAGAATCTGCTTATAACTTTACTTCAATAGAGCAAACATTACTACTAGGAGCATATCAACCAATAAGTGGTAATAAGGGAAGATTCTTTAAAGGCACTATACATGAATTTAGTATAATTAAGGGAGTATATACTGCTGAGCAAATAAGTAATTACTTTGGAAAAATACCTGACGGTAAGCGAGTATTTAAAATAGATAGCACTTGTATGAATACTGAAAGCAATAAATTAACTGATAGTATTGGTGGCATCGAAGCTACTTTGGTAGGTGCACCAACAGTAAGTAATAATCAAATAGTGTTTACTGAAAATGATACATTTAACTTTGATTTATCTTCATTAAATTTAAGTAACAATAATAGAACTTTTAGAATTAAATTCACTCCTACTACCCTTGATACTAAAAGTAGATGTATATTTGGAATTGGTGTTAATGTAACAGATTGGAATGGTTTAACAAGTGGGTATATTAAAGACGACCGCCTTATAATGCAACATGGTAATAAGGGTATAACTAATAATACAATAGGTAATTCAAATAGTACTAATAATAGATTACCCGAAGCACCGACAATAAATACGGAATATGAAATAGTAATAACAGAGAACATTAATAATACAATAAGATGGTTTGTAAATGGAACTTTAGTACAAGATGGAACTACAACATTATATAATCCGTTAGCCTTAGGTAATACTGAAAATATTAATAGATTTGTTGGTAGTTATTCCTTAATAGAAATATATGATGGATTCTGTGATACTTATGAAGATTTTACTAATATGGCTAAATAAATGTTGTGTAAAAATATGGTATAAAAAATAAAGTTATGCTAATACTTTTGTATTGGCATAACTTATAATTTCAAAAACGAGGTGGTATAATAATGAAAACTAAAAATGGCTTTACATTATTGGAAAGTCAAAAAGATGTTAAAAATTGGTTGGCAAAACAACACGTAAGTAGAACAATAACAAAGTTACAAGTACACCACATGGATATGCCAAGTTACAGTACATGGGAAAAAACTGATAAAAAAGTATTTGCAGAACCACACTTTGGACGTACTGAGTCCTTGGATAGTTATGGCAAAAGTAAGTGGCATTGTAGTGATGGACATGGACATTATATTGCACAACACTTCAACGTATTCCCAGACGGTAAAATAACAACTGGACGTAATTTAAACTCCACTCCAATTGGTATTAGAGGTTGGAATACAGGTGCCATATGTATTGAAATATATGGGTGTTTTGATAAAGGCCACGACAAAATGACTGCTGCACAAAAGAAAGCAGTAATTTATCTTTATGGAGAACTATGTAAAAAATTCCATATACCCGTAAACACTACACATATAAGACCACACTGTTGGTTTACAGCTAGTGGTGCATACTTAGGAAAATATAGTGCTAGTAGAAGTGCTAAAACTTGTCCTGGCACTGCATTTTGGGGTTATGGTTGTAGTCCTAAAGGGTTTGCACATTTTATAAGTGATGTAAAGAAATATGTAAACGGTAAAGAAGAAAAACCTAAAGAGGAAAAACCTAAAGAATTTAAACCATATATAGCACGTTGCACCACTAATGACCTTAATTGTAGAAAAGGTGCTGGTATAAAATACGACGTAGTTGACGTAATTAATAAAGGCGTTGCAATAACAATAATAGAAGAAAAAGAAGTTGATGGAGGTACTTGGTGCAAAGGCAAAGCCGGCTACTGGGTTAATAAAAAGTACTTAGAGTTTGTTAGATACGTATAAATATATAAGAATTCCTACATAATAAATGTAGGAATTTTTTTATTTAAATAGTTGATTAATTATACAAGTAGTGGTATAATTATGTTAATAAAAGAAAAGGAGATGTTATTAATGAGAGAATTAAAATTTGGGGTTGAGATTGAATTCTTTGGTGCAAACTATGTAACAGTTATAGAAAGACTTAGAGCTGCTGGCATATCAGTAGCAGACTTTAGTGGGTATACACATAAAGTTATAGCACAATGGAAAGTTACAACTGACTCAAGTGTTACAATGGACGGCACTGGTTTATATAGAGGCTTAGAACTTGTAAGCCCAATACTATACGGAGATGAAGGTTTAGACGAACTTCAAAAAGTATACGAAGTTTTAAATAGTTGTGGTGCTAAAGTGGACAAAACTTGTGGTACTCACGTACATTTTGATATAGCTGATTTTACAGTTCAAAACTGCAAAAACTTTTTAAATTTATATTACAACTATCAAGGAATTATAAATTACTTGGTGCCACCAAGTAGACGTAGAAATGAGTTTTGTAACCCACTTAAAAAAGCGGATTTAGTAAAAATTAACCAAGACTGGGTTACAAGTATAAGAGATATAGCATATGTAATATGTACAAGATATAGTAAAGTAAATTTACAAAGTTATGTAAAATACGGCACAATAGAAATTAGACAACACGGCGGCACACTTGAATTTGATAAAATGGAAGCTTGGATAATATTAATGTACCAATTATTAGACAGTGCTAAAAACGAAGAAAAAGTAACTTTAATTTGTAGACCATACACCGTAACACAAAAGAATTTAAACCGTTTATTAAAAACAACAAACTTAGATAATACTTGTATAGGTGATTACTTAACAATGAGATTTAACCACTTTAAGGAGGTGGCATAATGTTAACATTACAACAATATAGAGAGATATGCAAGGTAAGGGACGCAAGTCCTTTTACCTGCAACATAAATATAAACACATATATTGACGGTGTAAGATTTAGACTAGCACAATGGTATGGCATACCAGAGGAACAAATAAATGATGAATTTATTTATAATTTTTTAAAAAAGTTGGATAAAACACTTGATTAATTATATAAATAGCTGTATAATATAAGTATAAAAAATAAATAAAAAAGAAAAAAGGGGTTGTTATTAATGAGAAAAAGTATAGAAGCTGTAAGAGGAGATAAATTACAAAACATAAGAAATAATCAAATATTTGTAGTAGCTGATGTTTGTGGTAACACATTTATATTAAATAATGAAGATGGCATAAGTAAAATGTACACATTAAGTACTATAAAAAGATGGTTTAAAATGTATGAAGAATATGTAGCACCAGTAGTGGAAGAAAAAATAGACGAATATACAACTAGACATAATCGTCCTACATTACCTGCACAAACTGGTATAGAAGTTAATAGAGACGACGTAAACACTGTTATAACTAATAATGGCTGCACACCTAACCAAAAGAAAGAATACCTAGGAGTATATAAAGAAGGTCAACGTGGTGCAGTATGTATGATAAGATTTAATAAGAAGGGTAACATGCACATAGACATGAAACCTAGTGTATATGAAAAATTAGACGCAAACTATAGATACACATTGGAAACTAGATACGACACAGGTATATATGATAAAAGTAGAGGTTACTTTAGAATAAGTGGTGTAAATGATTTAGAAGTATTACAAAATGTAATAATAGCTGGAACAACAATGTAGGGGAGGAAGCTCCCCTAACTTTATTGGAGGTGCAATATGAAGTTAAAAATTGACAAAGGAATTAAATTTAGGGGTAACTCCTTGTTTATAAAAATGAGTGGTAATGAGTTGGAATATTTGGATGTTGTTAAATCTTTCAACTGCTATTACCACAAAAGTAAGAATATGTGGGAACTACCCAAAATGGCATTTAAAATTATATTAGATAAGTGCAGCAATTGTGATATTAGTATAGTGGGTAAAATACCCAAAGAATTTGAAGAATATTTAAAATTGCTGGACAACTACGATAAACCATTACCAGAATATGAAAGTAAAACCGTGCCATACAGTTACCAGATGGACAGTTTTTTATACTCTAAAGACCACACAAAATTTTTACTTGCAGACGAACAGGGTCTTGGTAAAACCAAACAAGCCTTGGATATTGCAGTAAGTAAAAAAGGACAGATGAAGCATTGTCTTATAGTGTGTGGTGTAAATGAGCTAAAATGGAACTGGGTACACGAGGTAGCCGTGCATACCAACGAACGTGCCCATATATTGGGATTCAAGGATGGTAAAATAGGTAGTGTACATGATAGATTATTAGACCTACAAAATAAACATGATGAATTTTTCCTTGTAACCAATATTGAAACACTACGAGATACTAAAATACAGGAATACATAAAAATACTTTGTACGTGTGGTGTAATAGGTATGACCATTATAGATGAAATACATAAGTGTAAAAACTCCACCAGTTTACAAGGTAAAGCCATTCATTGTTGCTGCACATACTATAAGTTAGCACTAACTGGAACGCCGATAATGAACGCTGCTATAGACTTGTATAATGTTTTAAAATGGTTAGAGGTGGAGAACCATAGCTTAACACAATTTAAGAGCCATTACTGTATTATGGGTGGCTTTGGTGGATACCAAATAGTGGGATATAAACATTTAGACCAGCTACAAAGTAGACTAAGTAAATATATGTTAAGAAGGAAAAAAGAAGATGTATTAGACTTGCCACCTAAAATTTATATTAATGAACTACTGGAGATGGATACGGGGCAAACTAAATTATATAAAGAAGTGGAGCAAACTATACAAGACAATATTGATAAAATACTTTTATTACCGAATCCATTAACTGCACTAACACGTTTACGTCAGGCTACTGGCAACCCTGACATTTTAACCACACATCAAGTAAACAACGTAAAATATAAACGTATGGAGGAATTAGTGGAGGAAGTAGTCAATAATGGTGGTAAGGTTATTATTTTTAGTAACTGGGCAAAAGTAATTGACCCAGCTGCTACCCTACTGGAAAAGTATAACCCAGCTTGTATAACCTCTCAAGTGCAGGACAAGGATAAACTAATAAGGGAGTTTAAAGAAAACGCTGATTGCCATGTTATATTAGGTACAATCGGCTGTTTGGGTACAGGTTTTACTCTTAACGAAGCTAACACAGTAATATTTTTAGACGAGCCTTGGACAAGTGCAGACAAACAACAAGCCGAGGATAGGTGCCACAGAATAGGTACAAAAGGTACAGTAAATATTATTACCTTATTATGTAAGGACACCATAGACGAAAAAGTACACAAAATAGTTAACAGCAAACAAGCATTATCCAACCAAGTGGTGGATAATAAAAAATTATTTAAACAAATAATGGAGGGATAGATATGAAAATAATAGATGGAACTATGTATTATAGTCTTACTGAAATTGGTGCCATTATTGGTAGAACAAAAGCTACCATATTAAGATGGTATGAGTATGAAGAAATGTTACCCGTGGAACAACGTACATTACCAGAATACATAACACTAGGTGAGCAACACGCAAAATACTTTGCAGCACGTGATGTTGATACCTTTGTAAACTTTATGAAGAAAACTAAAAGAGGCACTATGAAAAGTGTTAGTGATAAATATAATGGCAACTTAGTAAATAACCAATAATTTATATACTTTATATAGGGTTTTAACCCCATATTACCTACTTAAAATGGGTTTTATGGGGTTTCCCAAGTAAATACTTAAGGAGGGTAAAAAATGAATGATTTAGGGGTTTTATTAAGTAAACTAGCTGAAATAAAAGAGCTAAATAAAAAGAATAAGGACGTGGAAAATAACTTAATTAAAAGTACCAAAACTATGTTAGAGGAACAAGGTATTACTAAGGGGGAATATGACGGTGTAAAAGTTTCCTATACAACCAACACTAAAAGTGAATTAGATGATACTTTGCTAATACAAATATTATTAAATATGGCACAAGAAAAACCTGAAATAATGGACTGTTTAATTAAAACTTATGCCGTAGACGAGGATAAATTAGAAGAATTGATGTATAGTGGTATAATAAGTACCGACGATATTGCCCCGGCATTTAAGGAAAAACAATACAAAACTTTAAGAGTAAAGAGGGTGAAATAATGGCACTACCAGGATTCAATGTTAATAAAGTACCAACTGTACAAACTAAAATAATAGAAGAAATTGTGGACTACCTTAATAAACAAGCCGGTACTAAATATAAGTATACTGCAAAAAATACTGTAAAATACATTACTGCACGTTTAAGGGAAGGTTATACAATAGAGGACTTTAAATATGTAATAGACGTAAAGGTTGCTGAATGGGGTGGCACTAATATGCAAATGTATATTAGACCACAAACTTTATTTAGCAATAAAATGGAAAACTATGTTAACCAACCAATGCCACGTAAAAACCGTGCTAGTTACCAGGTTGAAAATGATTATAAACATAACACAACTAATAGAAGGATTTAATCCTTCTATTTTTATATTTAAGTTAGTAAACTGCACAAAATTTCTATACTATATAAAAAAACCTTTTTTAAAATAAAAATTTTTTTAATTTGAAGTTAGTAAAATCGCAAATAATTCTATACTATATATAAATATTAAAAATAAGTAAGCTAGTAAAAATAAAAATAAAATTAACTAACAAATCGCCCGTTGGAAGTTTATTATGTAGCAAAAGCTACATAATTCTTTTTAAATAAAAAAGGAGGAATTTATATGTTAAGTACTAATAATTACCTAGTGGTAACACCAAACAACTATTTTTTATGTAATGATATTAGACACATTATTAATAGTATAAAACATAGCTGCTATAGACTTAATAGTCACCAGTTACAGAATTTTAATAAACTTATTACTAGACACGTAGAACGAGGAGAGTGGCAACAACCTATTAAAAAACAAAAATATATTATTAGAGACAATATTTATGTAGTGAAGTTAACTAGCGACGAAATAAAAATGTTTTTTTAGTTAGTAAACTGCACAGTTTTTCTATACTATATATGTAAGTTACTTTATTTATTAAATTATTTTATTATTTTAATTTTTATTATTTTCTATTGGCTAAAGAGAAATTTTAGGAAGAGGGTGGTTAACTTCGAATAATTAATTAGAAATTAATAACAATCCCCATATACGTTCCGGTGGCTTGGTAACCCACCGGAATTTTTTTTATTTTGTAGTTAGTAAAATTTGCTAAATTTTTATACTATATTTAAAATAATGAAAGGTGGTAATACAAATGAAAGAATATAAACAAACGAAACAATATTTTATGAATGAAGAGGTTATAATAATACAAACTTACGAAGAAGGTATACCTGACGTGCAAAATAGATGGATACCTACACAACACTTTTTTAAATGTTTAAATAGAGTAAATAGTAAGGGACAAGTGGAAAATGCTGACCGTAAAACATTAAAGGAGTTTATTGATGAAGATTTAAATATACAATTCGATAGGAAAACTTTTCCTATCGAAAATGGAACTGGTAGTGGTAGTATACAACAAATGGACTGTATAAGATTAGATGTATTAGCCTTAGTGGTAACACAGTTTAAACCTTCTAAAAGAAAAGGTAATGCTGCAATTAATATGGAGAACTTATATGCAGTGGTTAAATAGTTTATTAAACCAAGTTAACGCAGTTGAATTATTAGTAAGAGATGAAAAAATTGCAACACAAGAACAATATATAAACTCTATTAAAAAACGTAGTGTAAAGGGAAATACTTTAAATGACGTGGCATGTGCAACTGGAATTAATAGAGCTATAATAGAAAACTTCTGTTATGAACAAGGTTGGTATGAAAGAAAAAAATGGTTGTGTGATTATACTTAAACCTAAGTTTGTGGCGGCATTAAGAAAGAATGCACTAGGATTTACTGAACTTGGTATGGATATATTGTTAACACAATTTGAAGATAAAAATAGACGAACTTTTTAATTTTTTATTAATTTAAGTTAGTAATATACCACTTTTTTCTATACTATATATGTAAGGAACATGGGGAAAACCCCCTTACATACTTAACCCCTTATATATATTTTTTACCCCGGTACCAACTACCCCAGGTATCGGGGGTTTTTTTATGTTAGTAAAAGTGCCATTATTACTATACTATAAATAAAGGGAGGTTTTTGATATGTATGATGTAAAAGAATTTAAATTTAATAGGGAGAAGTGTTGGTTTAGAGCTAACTGCCCTATGTATAATAAAAAAGATTGTAACTGTAGTTGCAGTGTATATTTTCAATATTATTACTTGGTTAACTTAGCTAATATACCACCAAATAAGCAACAACCTGAACAGTTAAAATTAAGTGCAGGTAAGGATATTAAAAAGTATGAATACCTTAATAATGTAAAAGAAAATATTAATGAATTTGTACAAGACGGGTGCAACCTATATTTATATAGTCCTTATTATGGCAACGGTAAAACTACTTGGAGTATTAAACTAATGAGTAAATATTTTAGTAATATTTGGAATGGTAATGGCACACGTTGTAGAGGTTTATTTATTAATGTAGACGAATTTTTAATGGCGAAGAGGAATGCCATAAAACACCCTAACTTAAGACTGGAAGAGATGGAAAAATTAATACCAACTGTAGACCTTGTAATATGGGACGACATAGGGGTAACTAAGTTAAAAGAATATGACCACCAAATACTATTTAGTTTAATTAACCCACGTATTATGAACAGTAAAGCAAACATATTTACAAGTAATGTTATTGATGACCAGTTAGACGAAAATATTGGTGGTAGGTTGGCAAACAGAATATTAGATACAAGTACAATAGTAGAATTTACTAATAAGCCACAAAGGAAACCAAGAGAGGTGAGAATATAATGGTGCAACTACAAGCAATTAATGATATATTAAATAATAATAATTTAGACGCATATACAAGCCAAGGTATAACAAAAGAATACTTTAAGGACTACCAAGAGGAGTATGAGTTTATATGCAACCACTTTAGAACCTACGGTAAGGTGCCAGATTGGGAGACATTTATGGGAAAATTCCCAGACTTTGATGTTGTAGAAGTTTTAGAGCCACTAAAATATATTATTTATAACCTTAAGGAAAATTACCTATTCGACCAAGGGGTGGCACTATTCCAAGCTAGTGGTGATGTATTAGAACAAAACGCCTTTGACGGGTTGCAACACATAGTAACAAGGGCACAACGTCTACTTGACCAAACAGTACAAAGCAATGGTATAAACATTAACAATATGGTAGAGGAAAAAATAAAGGACTTAGATAATAAACGTGCTAAAGGTGGTATGCTTGGAATTGGTAGTGGTTTACCTGAATTGGATAAAATACTTAATGGGTGGCTACCAGGTGAAGAGCTGGTTACCATAGTTGGTAGGGTCAACCAAGGTAAGTCGTGGTTGCTGCAAAAGTTTTTAACCGAGGCTAACAAACAACATAAAAAAGTATTACATTATAGTGGTGAGATGGGTGTATTACAAGTGGCATATAGAAATGATACTTTAGGTATGAACTACACTAACTCACAATTAATGAGAGGTACAATAGCCGACGGTGATTATAAGCAATATATTAACGACCTACAAACTAATAAAGAATTACCACCATATATAGTAGTAACTCCGGTAGACTTTGGTGGCAAAATGTTAACAGTCAGCAAACTACGTGCCCTTATAAAAGAGTATAAACCGGACATAGTTGGTATTGACCAAATATCTTTAATGGAAGATGAACGACGTGCCAAAGGTGACCAAACAAGAACACAATACACACATATTGCACAGGACTTATTTAACATAAGTATAGAGTTTGGCATACCAATTATAGTGGATGCACAAGCCAACCGTAACAAGGCGGATATGGATAAACCGGAAAACCCCGAACTTGCGGACATTGGTGAAAGTGATGGTATTGCACAAAATAGTAGTAGGGTTATATCACTTGTGCAGACAAAAGCCGGGTTAAGCCTTAAAATTACAAAGAATAGATATGGGGAAAATAATAAGCAATTATTATATGTGTGGGATATAGATAATGGTATTTTTACTTTTGTAACTGAGCAACTGGAAGAAGGGCAACAACCTGAAGAGGTGCAACCACAGTTACCATTTAGAAATAATAATAAAATAAATGATGTAACTGATGTATTTTAGTTAGTAAATTTACAATTTTTTCTATACTATATATGTAGAGGAAATGTGGCGGCACAAACCTCTACTCATAATATAACTCCCTTTCTTTTTTACCCTGGCATTGGAGCGGACAGTGCCAGGGGTTTTTATTTTAAAAAAATAAAAAAGTAAGTTAGTAAATTTAAATATTAAAGTATAATATATTTAAAGGAGTTGGTTATATGTTAACTGGTAGAAAAATAAGAGAAATGGAAATAGAAAAGGACTTAGTAAGAGAATTAAAATGGCTTATAAATAAAGCAGTGGACGAGGGAGACTTAATGTTTGAGCACCTAGACCCACTATTTGATTTATTATATAAAGTACAGGAGGGGTAAATATGAAGTGTGAACAATGCGAAGAAAAATTAACTTATGATTACATTGTATTAGAATTACCGGATTATTGCAGCTATAAAGAACTTAAGTTTTGCAGCACTGAATGCTTAGACGAGTGGATAGAAAACCATAGTAGATGGGAGTTGTGCGAGGATGATTAATGTAAATGGTATGGAACTGGATACAACGTACCAACAGTTACTAATAGACTTAAAAGGTAGTTTGATGAGTAATGGAATATTTTTATTAAATGATATAAAACCCACAGGAGATAACATTATGATAACTTGTCCAGTACATAAAGATGGACATGAACATAAACCCTCTTGTGGGGTTTCTATTGTACCAAAATATCAAGGGAGTAAAATAATAGAGCCTGGCACCATACATTGTTTTACTTGTGGTTACACTGCTACGCTAAGTAGTTTTATTAGTAATTGTTTTGGATATAACGACGGTGGCATATTTGGTAATAAATGGATTAAGGCTCAATATAATACAGGGCTAACTGTTAAAACCCGTAAAGTGGAACTAAATTTAAGTAGAGGCACAATTACTCGAGGGGAACTACCAAACGTGCCCCAGGAGGTGTTACAAGGTTACAGGTACACAGTGGAGTATATGTATAACAGAGGTTTAACCGACGATATAATAGAACAATTTGATATAGGGTATGATAGCAAGGACGACTGCATAACTATACCAGTTCCCAATTTAAAAGGGGAGGTAAAATGGTTACAAAGGAGAAGTATTGTGGGTAAAAAATATTATATACCAAGTGGCATAAACAAGACGGATTATTTACTTGGTGCCAGTGAAGTATTAAGGTTAAAACTATATAAACAACCAGTATATATAGTGGAATCACCATTTAATATGCTAACCCTTTGGAAGTTAGGATTTCCTGCAATATGTATATTTGGTACAGGAGGAGGCAACCAGTATAAAATGTTGAATAAGTTACCTATTAGACATTATATAATAGCACTAGACCCAGACGAGGCCGGTAAAAAAGGTAGTAGAAAATTGCTGCACAACCTAGGTAAGACAAAATTATTAAGCAAGGTAAATTATATAGACCATAGGGATATCAACGAGTTAGACGAAGAATTTAAAAAATTAAAAATTTCTCCAATAAATTTATAAAAAAGTGTTGCATAATTATATAAAGGTCTATATAATTATAAGTATAAAAAGTAAATAAAAAATATAAGTTACCAGGGGGAATGGTTATGTTTAAAGATGTAGTTAAAGTTTATGGATTACAACATACTGATGAGGAATTACTTAATGATTACCAAGCAGGTTTACACAATGAAGTTATTGCATACGTATTTGAAAAGAATAAAAACTTATTCTACCAAGTAAGTAAAAAATATGTTGGTGTTAGCAATGACGAAGTTACAAGTGTTATATTAGAGCAAATATGGAAGTGCTTCCAGGATTATGACCCTGAAAAGAACCATAGTGGCAAACTTACTAGTATGATATGTGTTTACATAAAGAACGCATTAAGAACACTAACACAAAGTAATGCAAGTAATAAACGTAAAGCGAACAACGGTGACCAATGTACACCAATGAGTTATTACGAAACAACTGAAGACCGTTGGGAGGAAGCAAGTGTAGAGGATGAATATGATAAAGTAGATTTAACTGACTTAGTTAAAAAAGAGGACTTATCACCTAAGCAATTACAATATTGTATGGTGGCACTAGACCATATGTGTGATTTACAACAATCCCATATGGCAAGGGAAATTGGTGTTAGTACTGCTGGTGTTGTTGGTATAAGAAGAGCACTTCAAAAAAAATTAAATTATTTAGTTGGTTAGTAAATAACAAGGTCTTACTATACTATATATAGTAAGACTTTTTTATGTAAAGGAGGTAGTTATATGGAACTACAAGATTGGAAATTAAGTGAGTTAGGGGAAGATATTTGGAAGAAAAAATATCAACGTAACAGTGAGAGCTTTGAGCAGTGGTTAGAAAGAGTTAGTGGTGGTGACTTGGATGTAATACAACTTATAGTGGATAAAAAGTTTTTATTTGGTGGTAGAATATTAAGTAATAGAGGTATTACTAATAGGGGAGTTACTTACAGTAATTGTTATGTAATTGCACCCCCGGAAGATAGTATTGAAGGTATATACATCACTGCAATGAAGTTAGCCCGTACATTTAGCTATGGAGGAGGTTGTGGTGTAGATATTAGTACACTTAGACCAAAAGGAGCCGAGGTACATAATGCAGCACTTACAACTAGTGGTGCCGTATCTTTTATGGATGTTTTAGAACAGACTGCAAGGGTTATTGGACAAAATGGAAGACGTGGTGCATTAATGATAAGTATGGATAGCAGCCACCCAGACATACATGACTTTATAGATGCCAAACTAGACAACAAACTAGAAAAATGTAATATTTCCGTACGTATGAGTGCCAAGGATATGGAGGATAAACCGGAAATATTAGACCATATTGCAGCAAACAATTATGACTGGGCTGAACCCGGTATATTATATTGGGATACAATAGAGTCCTATAACTTATTAGACGAGTTTAAAGACTTTAAGTATGCAGGAGTTAATCCTTGTGCTAGAGGTTAGTTGGCTCAAGTAAAAAATTGGGGTGTATCGGTCAACTAAGCTGACAGGCTAAGGTGGTAAGAAAGCCTAAGTCCTTATAGGATATGGTAATACCGAGGGTAGTAATATCTAATACTATCCGTAGAGCATAGAGGGTGAGCGTTAAGATGAAAGCAATAATCCCTCCACGAGCCCCCAACACTCATAAGAGTGAAAATATATGCCGAGCTTACAGGAAACTGTAAGAAGTAGAGGATAAAAAGCCTCTACGATAACAAACTGGAAGAACCATTACCAGCTGGTGGTAGTTGTTTACTTGGTGCCTTAAATTTAAGTGAATTTGTAGAAAACCCATTTACTCCACAAGCTGCATTTAATATACCGGAATTTAAACATGCAGTAAGAATAGCTATTAGAGCTTTAAATAATGTATTGGATGAAGGGTTAAAATTACACCCATTAGATGAACAAATATTAACTGTAAATGATTGGAGACAAATAGGACTTGGCATAATGGGGTTTGCTGATATGTTACTTAAAATGGGTTGCCAATATGATTCAGCACGTGCCCTAAATATAATTGATATGGTAGGTAAAACACTAGTTAACACAGGATTAGAGGAAAGTGCCTTACTAGCTATGGATACTGAATCATTCCCTAAATGTGAAAATAAGAAATTATTAGCAAGTACTTTTATACAAGTATTAAAAAATAGTAATGTTATTGAAGAAAATACTATTAACCTTATAAGACAACACGGTCTTAGAAATTCTCAATTATTCACTATTGCACCAACTGGAAGCATAAGTACTATGTTGGGAGTTAGTGGTGGCGTAGAACCAATATTTGCTACACACTATACAAGAAAAACTGAATCCCTACACGGGGAAGATGTTTTTTATAAGGTATATACACCAATAATACAAAAGATGATTGATATGCAAATAATAGACGAGGAAAAAGTAGACAACATAGCTACTGCACAAAATATTGACCCGTTTGATAGAGTTACAATACAAGCTACATGGCAAAAATATATTGACGCAAGTATTAGTAGTACAGTAAATGTAACTAATGATACTGACGTGGCAACTATACGTGACCTTTACCAAGCGGCATGGGAGGAAGGTTGCAAAGGGTTAACAATTTACAGAGCCGGTTGTAAAAAGGAAGGTGTATTAGTAGTAGATAAACCAAAAGAACAAACAACAGAGAATACTATACACATACCAATAACTGACACGTCTATTGACAATTGTGTGGCATATGGCACTCAATTAACTACAGGATGTGGTAGCTTATGGATGTCAGTATATTTCCATAAAAAAACTGGACAATTATGCCACATATTTTTAGACAAAGGTAGCCAAGGTGGATGTAATAGTTTTATGGTAGGTCTTAGTAGAATGATAAGTTATGCCGGCAAACTAGGTGGAACTGTAGAAGGTATATGTGACCAACTAAATAGTGTACCAGCTTGTCCTTCTTATACTGTTAGAAATGCTGTAAAAGGTGATACTAGTTCAGGTAAATGTTGCCCAAGTGCCATAGGAAGAGCCTTAATGGAATTAAAACAAAGATATATTGCAGACCACAATGAAATGAGTACTGGAGAACTTAAAATGGAAGAAGTTACAGTAAGTAAATGCCCTGAATGTGGTGCCAAACTAAATTTTACTGGAGGTTGCAATAGTTGCCCAGAATGTGGTTATACTAAATGTGATTAATACGAATAAGGTAGGTAAATAACCTACCTTATTTTATTTGAAAAAAATTAAAAAATTTTCAAAAAACACTTGATTAATTATACAAGTATCACTATAATATAAGTATAAATAATAAATAAAAGGTTAAAGGGGTTGGATATAATGAAAACATATGAAAGTAAAAAAGGTGTATTTTACATTAAACAAAGTTGGATGGATAATAAATATTACATTTATAGAGAAAACAAAATTAGTGATAACTTTGGTACAGTTGGTGAATTAGTTAATGGTTGTTCATATAAAACTGTAGAAGAAGCTGAACAAGATTTATACGATTTATATTTATAAGGAGGGTGTTATTTATGGCAGTAACTAAAAAAGATTTATGGAGAATGTTAAAAAATACTGAAAGTGGTTTAATGGCATATGTAATTGAAGATGTATTGGATAAATGTGATACAGATGAAGAAGTACAAAATTATTTAATGAATGTATATAAACATGGTGGAATTAATTCAGCAATACCAAATTTAATTTACTATGATGAGTGTGAAGAGTTTGTAAAAGAACATTTAAGCGAAATATTAGACATATATAATGAAGCTAAAGTATATTTAGACCCTAAAGAAGAAGTTCATGTGGATACATTAGCTTGGCTAGGATACGAAACAATGGTTAATATAATACTTAGCGAAGAGCCACTAAATGATTTTAATATGTAA